TGGCAGGCAGGGCTATGCCCGACGACGTCTTCTTCGCCCGTCAGCCGTGGTGGGCGAGCGACTCGGCCAAGGCTGCCGCCGACGCGGCGCAGGCGAAAACCAGCGCCGCATCCACGATGGACATGGCCAAGCGCGTGGCGTCGATCCCTGCCGAGAAGGCTGGCGTCCTGCACGACGCCATCGCCTCTGCTGCCGAGGCAGCGGCTGGAGCACCGGGTATCGTCAAGCGCACCGCTGGCGGGCTGGCCACGGGAGCGCTGGCGGGCGGCTCGGAACTGGCATACGGCGACGAGAACGACCCGAACCACTACGGCAAGGCCGTCACCAAAGGCATGCTCGGCTTCGCGCTGGGGATAGGCGCGCCGTACATCGCCACGGGCATCAGCAAGACCGTCGGCAAAGCTGCCATCGAGGCGGGGCAGGAACTGCTGGCCCCCGCCACGAAGCTCAGCAAGCCCGCCAGGGATGCGTACGCGGCGCTGGTCGGGAACCACGCGATGTCGCAGAACGCCGGCGAACAACTGGCCGATCAGTGGCGCAGCGTCTTCGGCGACCTGGCCAACGCCGACCTGGCGGCAGAGATGGAGATGCTGGGTCGACTGCCGAACCGGGTAAAGGATCTGCCTGGAGCACAGGCAGCCTTCGACCGCTGGCAGGCCGTCTCTGAGTGGGCGCGCAAATACGACATCGTCAAGGATCCGCTGGGCCTCGAAGGCGCGGGCCAGGCCAAGATGTACGTGCCCCACGTGCTCGACAAGGAGTGGGCGGCGGCGACCACCAGGGGGGCCGAAGAAGGCAAGCGACCCGGTGGCGGCGGGCGGTTCAACCGCAACCCGTTCAGCACCTACAACAAGAGCCGCGACTACCGCACGATGATCGAGGGCCAGGCCAACGGCGCGCAGTACGTGGACGATCTGCCCACGGTGCTGGGCAACTACTACACGCGCGCCATCCAGTCGGCCTCGAACCAGGCGTTCGTCGACAAGCTGGCACAGGAGGCGTCGGTCAACCGACCGGAACTCCTCGGCAACCTGATGGATCTGGTCAGCCCAGGCAGCAAGGGCAGCGACATCCTGAGCGGCGCCGACGTGGTCAGGGCGCGCGGGCGGCAGGTACCCGAGGGCATGATCCCGCTCAACAGCCTGGAGGGTTTCCAGGGCTTCGGCAATCTGGACGACGTGCACATCTCCCCCGAGCTAGCCACTGTGCTCAAGAACTACGCCGGGTCTGGGGACAGCATCTGGGACAGCGCGCTGCTGCGGCAGTCGCGCAACATCAACAGCATCTTCAAGCACAACACCCTGTCGGGCTCGGCGTTCCACCTGCTCAACGAGGTGCGCCAGACGTTTGCCACGCAGGGCGCTGAGGCGCCCGTGAACCTGGGCAAGATCATGTGGCAGACAACATTCCCTGGCGGCTTCCGCCAGTTCATGACCACCAACGGGCCTCTTGCTCGGCAGGCCGAGAAGGACGGTCTGACACTCAACGTCGTGGCCGACCGGATGGACAACCTGAACCTGCCGCAGCGCTGGGGTCTGGCGGCAATGAACGCGGGCATCGGCTCGGTGGCGGGCTACCAGACCGCGCTCAACTCGGGCGAGACCAACGAGGACGCGCTCAAGACCGCGCTGGCCACGGGGATCATCAGCGGCGCCGCAGGCTCTCCAGTGATCAAGCTGGACGCGCTCAGCCCCGAGCGACGCTCGCTGGTCGAGCACCTCTCGCATGCTATGTGGGACCGCTGGATCCCCGCCCTGAAGCTGACCACGTACGAGATGTACGCCCCGGAGTTCGGCGGGCGCGACGCGGCGAGTTTTGTCAACAGCGTCTTCGGCGGGCAGAACCTGCTGGCCATCGCACGCTCGCGCTCCGTCCAGAACGCGGCGAGCATGGCGGCGCTGGCGCCTGACTGGCAGGAAGGCTTCGCGCGCCTGGCGGGCAACGCACTGTTCAACTGGGGCAAGGACGCGCCGCAGGGCGACATGGCGCGCAAATACTGGAGCAATGCGCTGGTCCAGCACGCGGTTGTGCTGGAGGGTATGAACCTGGCTTTCGGCGGGCAGTTCTCGTGGCAGAACGATCCAGACGCCACGCTGCAGGTGAACGCCGGTCGGTTCTACGACATGATGGGCTGGGACCATACCGACCCCAAGACGGGTCAGAGCTACACGCCGTACTGGGACATCCTGGGGCCGTTCAGGAGCATGATCGAACCTGTGCAGGAGACTGCCCGCGCGGCCACCGCAGGCGCGTACACGGCGTCGGGCTACGACCTGAACAAGCTGCCGCTGCACGACGAGGTCGCTGGCAAGTGGGGCCAGATCCCGCCGCCAGATCCAGCCGGTTCGGTGGGTCGCTTCATCTCCTCGCGGGCAGGCTGGCTGGCCAGCACGGCGGGTGAGGTCAGGGCCAACTACGACTTCGCTGGGCGCCCCATCGACCAGGCTGACGACAACGAGGTGCAGCGCGCCATCAACCGCGTGTGGATGATCACCAACCACATGCAGCCGACGGGTACCGGTGAGGGTCTGAAGGACGTCGCCAAAGGCGACCCGTGGCCCGTGGCGCTCTTCAGCGCGGCGACCGGTATGCGCACCAAGCGCGAGGACGAGACGACCAAGTTCTTCCAGTGGCAGGACCAGTTCGTCAACGAGAACAAGAAGAACACGCAGGACTGGGCCAACCTGCGCGCCGACTCGCGCGCGCAGAGCCAGGCCATCGACCAGAAGATCGAGGCTATCCAGTCGGGCGCCAAAAAGAACGACGACGGCAGCGACATGACGCCGCGCGACCGGAACAACCAGATCGCCGCGCTGGCCGCACAGCGGCCCACGCAGAAGAAGGATCTGCAGGGGCTGATCGACAAGCGCAATCTGCCTGACGGTCCTGAGAAGGACGAGCTACAGCGGCAACTCAAGGAGATGCTGTCGTACGACATCGTCTCGGGCGGCAACGACCCGGTCGACCTGACAGGACGTACCGACATCGACCCCGCCGACCTGTTCAACAAGGCGTGGAATAAAGACCCGAGCGCCGTGGATCGGCTAACGCGCACGAGCCCGAAGCCCATCGACTTCGGGCAGGGTATGGGCGCATCGTTCGCCGAGTCTGGACTGGGCGACACGCTGCGCGACGTCATCCACAACCCGCCAGGATCCACATCGAGCAAGGAACTGCAGGGCCTGCGCGCACAGTGGACCGAGGACTACGCCAAGACGTGGGGCATCGACCCTGCGGTGATGCAGGACTACGTCAAGGCCAACCTGTACGATCTGCCCAATAAGACCCCGCCGCCGCTGACCGGAGTCACCTCGTCGCAGTTGGACGACATCGTCCAGGGCTGGCAGGACAAGGGCTTGAGCCAGAACAACCAGCCGATCACCGACCCGGGTACCGCCGCTAGGTTGCGCCAGGAATACGTGATGGCCACGGCGCAGGAGTTGGGGCTGGATCCGAAGGATTTGGCGCAGCGCATCAAGCTGCGTAACCTGCCGATGGCCGACACCACACCTGCTGGGCTGAGCCGCTCGCGCGCGCTGGACGTGCTGTCCGACTCGCGCTACTACCCGTACCAGAACGCCGACGGCTCGCCGAAGGACGGCCCCGCCGAGTGGCAGGAATACGACAAGAAGCTCAGCGCGGCGCGCAACCGGTTCGAGTTCGTGCAGAAGGACGGCAAGGGCTTCTACATGAAGGACGGCAAGGTCGACCCTGAACTGACCGGCCTGTTCGAGGACAAGCAGCGTGCCACGGCGTACCGCTACCGGAGCGTGTTCAACTCGCCCAATAAGGACGACTACTACCGCTGGTTCGGGGACGGCGCCAACCTGACCGACAAGCAGTGGGAGCAGTACCAGGCAGGCACGCTCGACATGTGGCACGATAACCCCGATCCACGCGAGGCAAAGAATCGCAACACCGCCATGCGGGTGTGGGCGGGACTGACCCCGGAAGAGCGCTGGACGTACGGCATCCCCGAGGCGGGCGGCGGCAAGCCCATCACCTACAGCGCGCTCGGGCCGACGGGCAAGATGGAGTCCCGGTCGTCCTCGCTGGCGGGGTACATCAACTACATCAACACCTACAAGAACAACCACTACGTGCTGGGCGACATAGACCCCAATCCGCAGCAAGCGGTATCCTCGGCAGGAGGTTAGCGATGGCAGCAACGAACGGCGACCTTGCCGCACCGGCAAAGAAATACACGGGCCAACTCAAGATCGAGTCTGGGCCGGTCCCCCTTCAACGCTGGGGGGACAAGAGCAGGCCCAGCGAGGCCAAGGGCGACAGCATGCGCGCCGAGCGGCAGGGTAAAGTCGGCTCGCACCCAACGTAGAGAGGAGATGTCGTGGCAGACACCATCAACGCCAAGCACCAGAAGGTCAGCGGCAAGAGCAGCGGCACCAACGCCGAGTTCAAGAAGGACGGCTACGCCGCAGGCCCCGTGCCCGATTCGATGATCGGCACCAAAGAGGGGCTGACCAACAAGAAGGGCTACTCTGGCCCGTCCGTGGCACAGGGTAAGCACCCCGGCTGATCCCATGACAATGCCCGCCGACAACGCACCCGACGAATCAGTCTCCGCAGGGCAAGCTCCCCCTGCGCAGGACGCCGGGCCGGAGACGGAAGCGGAAGCCCGAGAGCGAGAGATCCAGCGACGCCTGACCCAACAGGGCCGCGAAGCCGCCGAAGCACGTCGCCAGGCACAGCTAGCGCAGAACGCGCTGGCCGCGCAAACCACCAAGCTCGCCGAGCTAGAGGCAGCCACCAGGCTGCTGACGGCCAACCTGGGCGAGCGGGACAAGCGCGACGCCGAGCAACGCCAGGCACAGATCAAGGCTGAACTGGAACGCCTCCCCCCCGCTGATCGACTGCAGCGCCAGATCGAATTACTCCAGGGGCAGATCACCGAGATACGGACCGCTGCGCCGCAGGCACAACCGGCGTATCAACCGACCCCCCCGGCAGCCCAACCACCTGTGTCCCAACCCTCCAGTGGTGCGACCGACGACGAGCGTCGGGCCTACATGGAGCAGCGCGTCAAGCAGATCGTCGACGAGGCCGAGCGCGCGTACGGCGTTCGCCCCAATCTCGATCAGGTCGCCGATGACGACTGGAACACAGAAGACGCATTCACCAGGGCAGTGATGACACAGGCGCGCACAGCCAGCCAGAACGGAGGCACTATGGCAGCCAAGAAACCAGAGACCTCGGAGCAGATGCGAGATCGCATCCGGCAAGAGGAGCGTGAAAAGCTGGGCGTGAACGCACCCAGCGCGGCGCGCCCCGCCGCTTCGGGGTCACGGCGCACCAAAGCTGCCAGCGAGGCAGACGTGCGCAGCGCGGCTCAGACGTACAGCTCGAAGCTCGGGCCCAAGGCCAACATTCAACGCCTGCAGCAACTGCGGGATTCGATGGGGTAATGCCAGGCACGACTGGAACCCAGGCACTGTCGGCACAGGTCAAGCCCAGCTACGGCAAACCACCGGTGGGGAGGGGCAAGGGTAAGCCCTGGTCCTCCCAGAACAAAAAAGTGAAGAAGAAGGGTTAGACCATGCCACAAGGTACGACCGGCACCGTCGCCCTGGCCCCGGAAGTCAAGGCGATGTATGACGCCGACTTCTATATCCAGGGCCAGAGCGTCCTGTACTGGGACCAGTTCTGCGACCTGAAGGGCCCGATCATGAACGGGCAGCGCGGCATCAGCCAGAACTTCCCGATCATCGAATCACTGCAGCCGAACCCCACTGTGCTCGACGAGTTGATCGACGTGGCGCCGCAGCAGATGCGCGGCTCCGAGGTCGTCGTCACGCTCAGCGAGTACGGCAACGCGATTGAGGTCACCAAGTTCCTCGTCGCCACGGCGTACGCCGACGTGTACAAGCAGGCCGCGTACATCAACGGCTACAACCTGGCAGAGAGCTACGACTACATCGCGCGGGCCGTCTTCGGGCAGGGCTCCCGGGTATGGTTCCAGAACAAGCACAACGCCAGGGTGCAGTTCGCTGGGCAGACGCAGACCGCTGATCAGATGACCATCAGGTTCATCGAGTTGCTCAGCCTGGTCGCCGCGCGCTCGGCCAAGATGCCGCTGTACGAGGACGGTGCCGTGTGCACGGCCATCCACCCGTTCGTCTTCTACGACCTGATGCAGGATCCGACCAACGGCGGGCTGCGCACGATGGCGCTGTACTCCCACCCGGAGATCCTGTTCAACGGCGAGCTTGCCTACTGGGCTGGCCTGCGCATGGTCGTGACGGCCAACGCCAAGGGCTTCTGGGGCGCAGGCGCTGCAGCCACCAGCGCGGTAGCGACCACGCTCGCGTCGGCTGCCAACCCCGGTGACACCACGCTCAGCGTCGCGCTCGGCACCAACATCGCCATCGGCCAGTGGCTGGCGATTCAGGACGCCGCCGAGCCTGGCAACACGTGGAGTGACTCGAACGAGTTGTTCATGGTTACCGGCGTGGCTGGCACCACGGTCACGGGCTTCGCGCTCGATCCCGGTCCTGGCGACGCGGCTGGGCTGCGCTTCGCGCATGCCTCTGGCGCCGTCGTGAACAACGCCAACAGTGTGTTCCCCGTGCCTGTCTTCGGCCCCAACAGCGTGACCAAGGCCAGTTCCGACTGGACCGGACCGTACGGCGAAACCGTCGTGACGGGTCCGTTCGACCGACTCGGTCGGTTCCTGACGTTCGGCTGGTACGGCATCGAGGGCTACTCCCGCACGCGCAACGCCTGGCTGTTCCGGGGTGAGGTGGGGTCCAGCCAGTCGTGAGCAAAGACGGGGACTACTACGATGTTTGCCCCGCCGATGGCTGCCTCGAAGTAGACGCCGCGCACCGGTCCGAAGGGACCGGTCACGGCGAGCGCGTCGAGCAGTACCACGACTGGTCGATCTTCAGCGCCGACCGCAGGGAGGGCGGCTGCGGAGCGACGTGGACGCGCACCACGACCACAGGGCAAGAAAAGGACCACGCTCACGGGCGCACGCCGCTGAACCTGACCGCAGGCGCGGGTAAGGGACGCTTCGTGTCGGTCCCGTCGGATGCGTACAGGGACCGGTATGCGTTAGCGTTCGGTCACGAATGATCGTCAGGAACGCAAACCCTGAGCACATCGGGTTGATGACGTTGGACAACAACGTCAACCACACGCGCTGGCCGTGCGTCTCGCACGGCCAGGATCTGACGTGCGAGCAGGCCCTGTACACTGCCAGCAAGCACGGCTTCCGCACCCTGGTGCCGCAGCAGCCATTGCCACCGGTGCGGCGGTTCGTGCCTCCTGAGCAAGCATGATCACCCACCCGCAGTCCCTCGCCGACGCGTACGTGCTGCCCGCGCGCAGCATCATGATGCCCAGCACGCCTGGGCGTACCGTGCGCTTCATGCAGGGCCACGCGGAACTCAAGGTCGATACCGACCTGATGGCGATGATGCGCCGCCCGGACGTCAAGATCGTGTTCACGCCGTACGCGATGTCGTGGCTGGAGGGCTGGATGGCCGAGGTGGGGGAGCGGGTCGCTGCCGAACTCCTGATCCCCGACGACTACCCTCCGCCTGAGCCTCCTGCCACCGAGCCGCCGCTGATCCCGCAGATGAGTTGGGATCCCACTGTGCGACAGGAGATGCAGCAGGATGGCGCAGACAGCACTGGCGCTGATCCGGGAACTGTCTGAGCGTCTCGGGGATCTGGTGATCTCCACCCCCAACTCTGGGGGTACGGCGTCGATGGTCGACCCCGATCTATTGCAATACTTCCCGCAGCCGTTGCAGCAGTTCAACGGCTGGATCTACTGCACGCAGGGCAGCCAGGATGCGGGCAACCGTGGCCTGGAGCGCAGGGGCCAGCAGTGGCGCCCTGACCAGAGCCTGTTGCAGTTGTACTCGCCAGGCTTTCCCAGCCCGATCACGGGCGGCGAGTACGAGATCAGCATGCGCTTCCCCAGGCACCGCAAGATGGCGGCGCTCAACTCGGCCATCGGCCAGCTTGGCCTGACGTGGTACCGCCAGATCGTCGACGAGACGGTCCACACGGCGACGAACACGTGGATCTACTACCCCGATCCGGCAGAGAACTGGGCGAACATCTACCGGCTAGAGATTCAGATCAACACGTCTGAGGATCAGATCGGCTACCCGTACGCCGACGCGGAGTACCTGAACTGGCGCCCGCGCCGCTGGGTCGACAACACAGGGCATGAGACGTGGGCCATCGAGTTCGCCATCCTGCCGCCGCCAGACCGCAAGCTGCGCATCTTCGGCGAGGGCTTCTACCCCACGCTGCGTACCGATGCCGACGTGCTGGCCATCGCAGGCAAGTGGGAGGGCGGCGCGCTGGAGTGGATCTACGACTGGGCAGAGTTCAGGCTCAACGACAGCCTGTCGAACCGCATCCCCACGGGTGAGGCGGAGCGCATCAGGCAGCAGGCCATGGACCGTCTGGAGCGCCAGAAGAACGATGTGCTGGTCAACTCTCCGAGCCACCAGCCAGGGCGCATCGTCACGCCTGGCCACGGCGATGCGATGGCGTTCCCATCGCCCGAGGACTGGCGCTACCTGGGAGCGTTCAAGAGTAGCTCCTTCATTCGAGGCGGCTAACCCATGGCGATGCCGTGGCCGTTCCCTACCCCGGGGCAGCCCGATCAGGTCGTCATCGACGACATGCCGATGCAGCTTGTGCCTGGCAAGTACAGCGTCGAGGAGGCAGACCGGTTCGGTGAGAAGGTCAGCCAGGGCACGCTCAAGTACGCCGACTTCAATCCGTACGAGAGCGCCCACTCGGTAGCCGCGTTCGTCGGAGGGGCGGGGCTGCGGCGCTACTCCGACGCGCCTGGCGACCCGCAGAACTTCATGACGCTGTACACCGAGACGTCGAACGTCAACACGGCGTTCACGCCAGCGGTGCTCAGCCCCGAGGTGCTCTTCCAGCCGCTGGTCGGCGCCACCGGACCAGCCGTATGGATCGGTGAGGACTATCGGTCTGACGTCGCGGGCAGCCCCAAGCGGGTGCTCTGCGTGGCGCCAGCGGGCGCCGACACGCGCATCTACCAGAAGGGGCCGACGGGGCCCTGGACGCTGCTGGTGACCGTCACCGGGAAGGCTAACCCGCGCCCCACGGCGTGCGGCGTGTACGGCGGGATCCTGATCATCGGCTTCGGCTCGGCGACGACCGCCGTCGCGGTCAGCGCGGGCGGCGTGATCACCCCCGTGACCCAGGACGCCAGCGAGCCAGGCAACGTCCAGCCGCTGTACGTGTGGGCCTACACGTCTGACCACGCCACCAACTACATCGTCGGCGGGCCAGGCACAGGTGACTACTTCAGGGTCATGTCCAGCACCCAGCCGGGTACGCTGTACTCCAAGCCTGTCTCGACGGGCGACACGCTGGTCAACTCGCTGGCGCCAGGCGGCGGGCTGGTGATCGTGTACGTGGGCAAGATCGACGCGCTGGGCTGCATCGACAACACCGCCGTCTACCACGACCTGATCCCGTTCGACTCGCGCATGAACACCAACTGCAACCCGGTCAAGTGGCTCCTGGCCTCTGGCTCAGACCAACAGCGCGGCTCGATGACGCTGGTCTTCCCGCGCGAGAGATCGTTGTGGGAGTACGCCCCCGCCGACCAGTTCTCCGGTACGGCGTCGTGCATCGCCCCGTGGTCGGCGGACTTCAGGCGTCCGCCGAACGCACGCGGCATCGTCACGGCCATCCTGGGCACGTCCCGCTGGCTGTACTACGCGGTCCAGAACGGCAACGGCGAGACGTGGATATACCGCAACGACCAGTCGACGGGCGCCCCGCACACCTACCTGTACCTGGGCCACACCACTGTGCAGGCCATGGGGGTGACCCACCTTTTTCCGGGTAACCCGATCCTGTTGTTCAGCGCTGGGACCAACGTCGCCGAGATCGTGCTGCCGCTCGACGGCGACTCGGAGATCGACGATCCCAACTGCCGCTACGCCATGCAGGGCTACATCGACGTCCCCGACATCGACCTGGGGTTCCCCGACGAGGACAAGATCGGCTTCTCGGTACGCGTCATCTCGGACAATCTGGTGGGCCTGAGCCAGTACCACCAGATCGACGCGAGCATCGACGGCGGGGACTACATCACGCTGGGCATCGTCAACCAGTCACCCGGTGACGAGGTCGGATTCGCGCTGGGGACTACAGCGAAGCGCATCGCGCTGCGCATCTGGTTCTTCACCGACGACCACGCGCTGACCCCCAAGCTGTGGGGGTTCTCGCTGCGCGTCTCGCTGAACACCAAGGTGTACCGTCTGTTCGTGCTCCAGACGCGCCTGCCGTCGGGCTCCTTCAGCACGCTGGCCGACGACCTTCAGAACCCCTACCTGCAGATCGCGCATAGCTGGCACATCCGCAGGATGGGTGTACCGGTGCCGTATCAGGATCCCTGGAGCGACGCCTTTCAGGTGCGCGTGCTCAAGTTGCAGCAGCAGGAAGCGCTGCGCGAGCCCGACAAGACCCCCGAGTGGGTGCTCGACTGGACGCTGCTGGAGTACCTCGAAGGCGAGGCCCGTACGGGCGACTTCGTGTACGACATGGATTGGACCTCCGACCCGACCAATCACCCGGACCAGGCCGCGCTGTTCGGTTACGACACGCCGCTGGCACTCTACGACGCGAAGTGATCTGATGCCCCTCGACACCAGCCGACTGATCAACAAGGGCCTCATCGCCCACGCTGACATCAAACAGTACGCCGACCTGTTGACCGGGGTGATGGCCGATCAGCCTGTCACTATCGCCAACACGCTACAGGTCACAGGCTCTATCAGCGGGCCTGGCTCGGTACCTACCGGCGGCGCGACCAGCCAGGTGCTGGCCAAGACCAGCGCTACCAACTATGCCGTTGGGTGGACCACCCTCAACCTGGGGGTGACGTTGCCGCTGGGTCAGCCCCTGACGTTCAGCCCCGATGCGACCTACGACATTGGTGCCAGCGCTGCAAGTAGACCGCGTGACCTGTTCCTGGGCCGCAACGCGACGGTTGCCGGTACGTTGGCTGTGACGGGACAGACCAGCCTGGGTGCAACGACGCTAGCTGCCTCCCTGCTGTTCTCGCCAGACAACACCTACGACGTCGGCATCGCTGGCGCCAGCAGGCCGCGCACGGTCTATGCGGCCACGTCGTTCGTCGGCCCAGGCGCCGTGCCAGCAGGCGGCACCGTCGGTCAGGTGCTGCAGAAGAGCGCGACTGCGGACTACAACGTGGCCTGGGCGGCACAGTCTGGGGGGATCACGCTGCCGTTGGGCCAGCCCCTGACGTTCAGCCCTGACGGCGCATACGACATCGGCGCGAGCGGAGCGAGCAGGCCGCGCGACCTGTACCTGAGCCACAACGCTACGGTGCCGGGTACGCTCGCCATTGGTCCCGCTGGGGTAAACGCGCCGATCCTGCACATCGCGCCTGGCGCTGCCAACTATCTGGTCATCGAGTCGCCCACGTCGGCCATCCTCGAAGGCGGCAAGGTCGGCGTGAACCTGACCAGCAATGCCTACTTCGACGGCACCAACTGGATGCGCTACGACACGTCGGCTGCCTCGTCGCTGATCGTCATCGGCGCTGGGATAATGACTTTCAACACCGTTGCGGCAGGTGCCAACCCGGCTTCGCATGCGCAGCGACTGATGGTTGACTCCACGGGGATCACGGTCACGGGCTCAATCAAGTTCCCAGGCGGCGGGGTACTCTCGGACTACGGCTCGTCCTACGTTGCGGCCAACAACCTGACGGTGACGCCTGGCCCGCTAGCGGCAGCCACGATCAACTGCAACGGCCCGCTCAACAACGCGGCAATCGGGGCTAGCTGCACGATGGCCGACGGGGTGCAGCACCTGGGCTGGATGCGAATGAACGGCGCCTGTGGGATCTACAACACCACCTACGGCATCGGGATCACGTTCGGCGACACCATCGGGCCGCGTTTCTACGCGGGCTCCTACGCTCCCAACGAACTGCTCCAGTCGCACCAGCGTGCCGACATGCTCTACCGCGTGGAGACTGGCGGCAACGTCACGCTCGGCGTCACCACCGATCTCGCGGTCATCAACACCGGCACCTATGTCTACCTGCCAGACCTGAACTACGTGTATGGGAGAGTGTACTACGTCAAGAACGTTACCGGCGCGGCGTTCAACGTGTATGTCACCAATGGCAACGGCATCTACTCCACGGGCTGGGTCAACCCGTATACGCTTCAGCAGGGGGAGTCGATCACGGTATTTGCAAGTTCTGGCTACGTCGGCTGGATGATCATGTGACCTACCTGCCTAGCAAGTTTCCGGTTGAACCGCCCATCCAGATCTCCAATCAGGGTGGCTATAACATCGGCACTGGCTCCGGTGGTCAGAATGCGGTGCCGATCTACACCGACCGTGTTGGGCGCTGGATGTTCTACGTGAGCATGACGGGCAACCTCTCAACCAATGAGGACAACCCGAGCTTCAACATCGCTGTTCGACTCAACGGCGGCAACCAAATGGCGCCCACCAAGCAACTCAAGGCGTACTCCGGCAACGACATGAACTGGGGCTATGCGTATTACGCGGACATGGCCGCGAGCACGCAGTGGTACATGGCGTGGTCGCAGTCGTACTTCGTGTCCGGCAGTATCCAGATCTACCAGTACCTCTTCTTCGTGCCTACAGCGGCCCACCCACGGTAAACCCCAGGAGCCCAGATGTCCCGCCAGCTTGTCACCAACCTCGACCTCAAGAACCCCATTCCGATGGGCGGCACGACCGGTCAGGTGCTGGTCAAGAACTCAAGCGTCGACTACGCCATGGGCTGGGCAGACCAGTCGGGGGGTGGCGGGGGGCTCACGCTGCCGCTGACGCAGAACCTGACGTTCAGCCCTGACAACACCTACGACATTGGCGCCACGGCGGCGAGCAGGCCGCGCGACGTATATGTGGGCCGACAGCTAAGGGTCACCAACACGCTGTACGTGACTGGTGGCAGCAACCTGACTGGCAACGTGGGTATTGGCAGTGGGGGGCTGACTTCTTCGTCCCTGTACATCGGCAGTCCCAGCAGTAGCTTCAGCGGCAGCCTCTTTTACGGGGTTCAGGTCGATCCTGTGGTTCCGGCTGTTGCATTCGGCACGTTCTACGGCGTCTATGCCAGGCTGCATACGACAGCGGTCGCGGCCAACCTGACCAGTGGGTATGTGCTGCGTGCGGGAGCACCGTCGTTAGGATCCGGCAGCGGGGTCGGGAGCATGTACGGGTTATACGTGGACAACCAGGGCGTTGCGGGGGTCAGCATTGCCTACGGTGTGTACATCAGCAACCAGTCAGGCGCCGGAAACGTCGGTCTGTACAACGCGGGCGTGACGCTGCTCAACAACACGCTGATGTGGAACACCGACAACACCTACGACATCGGCGCCGCAGCAGCATCGAGACCCCGCACCATCTACGCCGGCACCAGCGTGGTCACGCCACTGGTCGATACCCCACTGCTGGCTCCGGCTGGCAACGTGGTGGAGCAGCGCAACGGGCTGAACGCACAGAGTCTGTACATCTACAACACGTACTCCGACGCCAACAACTGGGAGCGCTTCAGGATCAACTGGGCGGCGAATCAGGTAGCTATCGGAGTCCAGGCCAACGGTACTGGTGTGGCTCGCCCGATGATCTGGGACGCTGGCAGCAACACGTTCTTCATCACGTCGGGTAGCGCGGTCAGGCTTCAGGTCAACGCCGCGACCAAGTGGGGCGTGGAGGGAAACGCGGGTCACTGGGTACCGGGGCAGGACAACCAGATGGATGTCGGCTGGCCTAGCCAGAGGCCGCGTACGGTATACGCCGGTACCAGCATGGTCACGCCCCTGCTAACGGTCGGCGGCGGCTCTGCTACGAATGCCCAGGCGGAGATTTACGGCGTGGGGGCCACCACCTGGGCTGGCTACAACAACACCAGCGGCCTGGGGCTGACCGTCGGCGGGGGGCTGCTCGCACTGCACGACACGAACCAGAACGCAGGCAACGGCGGGGTGCTTTTGTTTGGTGCTGGCAACAACATCGCCTTTGCAGGCATCAAAGGCTTCCTGGCGAACGGTCAACCCAACAGCTTGGGTTCACTGAACATTGCCACGCGGCGCGTCGTCACCGACGCCGCGCTCACCGACGCAGTGATCATCGACTACACCGGTGCGGTGACGATGACCAGTGGCCTGACTGCTTGGGGCAACTTCCAGGCTTATGGGATAACCGCCACCAACTCCCTATCTCTGCCTGCTGGCTCGGTCACCACGCCGATGCTCGCGGCTGGCGCGGCGCAAGCGATCATAGGGTCATTCAATGGCGTTGGCGGCGGCTGGTCAACCGGCGCTGCCGGCTGGCTGGAGACGTCGGTGGCGGTCATCGGGACGTACACCGGTGGACTGAACGTGCGGATTGAGTGGAGCCTCTCGTTCTACAACTCCATAGCCGGGGCCATTATCAATCTCGGCATCGGCATCGACGGCGGACTGTGGGTTGGAACGCACGTCATCCACACCCCAGGCGCGAACTACTATTGCTCCGCGTCGGGCGTTGTGTACTACACGATGCCGGCTGGTAGTCATCGCGTTGCCGTCTTTCTCAACATGAACGCAGGAGTGAGCACGATCAGCTACGGCACCATGTACTGCACCGAGCAGCGGCGATGAGCCTGCTGTCCTTGCACCGTCGCCCTTCATGTCCGACGGTGAGGAGCGCTGGGTACTAGACAACGCCGCGTTAGCTGCGCTAGACGCTACGCTACAGAGAAGGAGCCCTCATGATTCCACTCGATCCGACCGCCCCGCCCACGACGATTGGCGCGCAGCCAACCAACGCCTTTGAAGTCAACCAGCGTGTAGGTACCTGCCTCAAGGAGTTTGTCCGGGTACAGAACATCATCAACCAGAATCAGGACTGGCTCTTGAGTGCAGACCTGAAGGCGGCGCCGTACTATTTCACGGCGGAGCAGGAGACTGACATCAAGTCGGCCATCGGCTCACTCGACGCGGCGCTGGACGGTATTGACATGACGTTCATCAACCGGCTACTCGGACTGGTCTGATGCCCCTCGACCCCACCAACTTCCACCCGCAGGGCCCCGTCAACAGCGGGGACATACGGCAGTTCTATGACCTGTTCACGGGGGCCATGAGCGACCAGCCCGTGACCTTCCGTAACGTGGCGACGGTGGGGGGCAACCAGGGCATCACAACTGTGCCGTTCAAGATCTACGGCGCACCGGGCCAGAACACCAACCTGATCGACCTGTACCCCGACCGTAGCTCGTCGCAGCCTGGCTTCGGCATCGGCGCGGCGGGGCAGTTCGGCTGGGGGCCTGGCGGCACGGCGCCGCAAGACACCTTCATGTCGCGCATCGGCAACCAGAACGGGCACGCCGACAACGCCGCTGGGGTGTACTTCGTGCCTGGCCTGGAACTGCTGGGCGACGCGAAGATCACCGGCAACATCGTCATCTCGGGCGCCATGACGGCGGGCACGATTCAGGTAACGGGCGGCGGGCTCGGCACCATCGGCGCCACGCGCATCAACTTCAGCCCGACGGCATTCGTCCAGGCGTACCCGCCAGACAACACGTTCATTCAGGTGCCCAAGCTGCGCGTCACCCCGGGGGCCACGATTCTGGATGGGGGGCTGACCGTCAACGGCGCCTCGCAGGTGAACGGCTCGGAGAGCATCACGGGCGGGCTGACCGTCGCCAACGGGATGGGCCTGAGCGGAACCCTCACCATCAGCCCCGGCAACATGAGCTTAGCTGGGGCTCTGAACGTCGGTGCCTCGGTCAGTGTCGGCACCTCGCTATACGCCGCGACGACGATCCAGTCGGGCGGACGGATGATCGCCAACGGGTACGACGCGGGGCCGTCGTGGGGGGGCAACTTCGGTGGCAACGTCATCGCCTCGGGCTTCTTCTACCAGCGCGCCAGCGGCAACTATCGGTGCTGGGACAACGCCGACTTCACCTACAGCGTGCCTGTGGCGGCGAACACCCTGGTCCAGCGCGACGGCAGCGGCTACGTCCAGGCGAGCTTCATTACCTACACCGGCAGTGATCAGCCAGGCAACACCCGTCCGACGCATGTCCTCGGACGCCTGGGTGCTGGCGACAACTACCTGCGCTGGTGGCCTGCAAATGCAATCGGTCCCCCAGCAGTAACACGCTACTTTCAGTCGAACCTGCAACTGCCCGGTCTGAGCAACAGTGGCGGCACTGGCGATGCGAATCACAATCCCGTCTACAACTCACTCGGTGCAAGTCTGTCAGGCTCTCAGGTCGTAGTACCCTACACCGGGTACTATTCGATTGCTGGCGGCGTCAACGGCTACAACCAGACCGGCAATCAGGAGACCATGTCGATGACCCTGCTGAGCAATCAGCGCGGCACCCTCGACAGCCTGGGCATCCCGCTCAGGATCACCAGCTACTTCGGCGGGTACTTCACATGGTCGGGGATACTGAACGCTGGGGAGCAGATCACCCTGCGTTTCCAGACCAGCTTCGATAGCATCAGCGGCGGCGGCGAGATGCTGATCGCATTCATACCGACTGCCGACTACCCCAACTAAGGAGACCCTGTGCTGTACACCATTCCCGAGGCCAGCATGCAGCGCATCCGCGCGGCCTACGCACAGTTCGAGCAGTTGACCGCCGTGGTGGCAGAGGCGATGGGCATTGATACGCGAACCCGGTATCAACTAGACATGCAGGGTGGCCAGTTCGTCGTGGCTGACGATGTCGACGTACCGGCTACGCCAAACGGCGTTGCCCACGCCGAGCCCGTCGCCCTGCCTCCGAACTAATCGCGGCGATGCGTGAGCGTCAGGTCTCTGAACAGATCGCGCTCGGCGCGTACGTTGTCGAGCGTGTCCTCCAGCGTCTTGATGTGCTGGTTCTTGCCTACTACTAACAGCCTCAAGAGCAGGCTGATAACACCGATCAGCGCGCCGATGATCGTCCCGACGGTGACCACGTCGCCCGTCATCGCGGGCTCGCTGTCGGGATCGGGATAGGCGTCGCTGTCCTGCAGTTGGCGCCGTTGTTCCCGCAGTCGGTGGGCGACGGTGACGGCCTGGGAAGAAGCGTCGGTGTACCGGTTGGGACCAGCGTTGCGGTGGCTGGGGGTGACGTTGGCGACGGCGTTGGTGCTGGTGTGGTGGGGGTTGCAGGACGTGTGGGGCTGGGTACGAGCGGCGTGGGAGTTGGTGTCGGCGTGGCGGGCGGAGTTGGGGGAACGGCGGTAGCGGCAGGCGCGCTCTGACCACCCTTCGGGGCTGGCTTCCGGGTAGCTGTTGGCTCCACGGTGGGCGTCTGGCTAGGGGTGCGCGTCGGTGTGGGGCTGCGCGTTGACGTTGGCGTGGACGTTGCTGTCGCTGTTGGCGACGGCGTTGGACTGGGCGTGGCGGTGGCTGACGGCGAGGAGGTAGCTGTAGGCTGGGACGTGGGAGTCGGCTCTGAAGGCAGTTCCTCGGGGGGCGGTTCCTTCTCCTCTGAGGGTTCTGCGGGGCCGACTTCCACCTCGGGCACAGGGATAGGCTGACGCGTCGCAGTGGGGCGCGCTGTCGGCGCGCGCACGAACGGCTGGCTCACGACCCCGGCTATAACAAGTGTCGGCACGAGGGTGTCGGTCGGCTCTGGGGTGGGCTGCTCTGTCGACGTCGGCTGCGGCGTGGCCGTAACCGTAGTCGTGGGCGCCTGGCTGGGGGTTACCGGGAAGGGCGTCGCGGGTATGCTGGTTGCAGTCATGGCGACGACCGCCCCAGCGGTCGTCGCCGTGATTTCAGCAACGCTCACGATGGCCGTGGGCTGCGGTGAGGACTCGACGGGTGGCGGGCCGGTCAAGCCCACCACCACCAGGGCACCTGCACATCCGCCAACGGCGGTGAACAGAGCAGCCTGGACGTAGAGATTCACTGCATCCCCTGGCCATCATCGCACAGTTAGGTGGCCTTGCGACGCCTCCGTCGAATGACCTCGGCAGGGGCCGGTGCGGTGCCGTTGCTCGGCGGCAGGATGTCGTCGAGCGGCAGCGGCTCGGGCATGGTGATCGGCTGCACGGCCTGCTTGACCTCGACCTCCTCCAGCAGCGCGTTCATCTGAGCCCGCAGAATCAGAAGCTCGCTGGCCATGTTGGCGAGCAGGCTGTACAGTGCACTCTGCCGCTGGTTGACCACGCTCACGGCGTTGAAGACCAGCGTGACCCGGTCCCCAACTGTGCGGAGATCGTCCGAGCCAGCGATGATGGCCGCAGCCTCTTCGATCTCGTCGGCTGCCGCCTCGATAATCTGAGAAGCCTCGGTGCGCTGATTGTTGAGTAGCTCGGCCTCCAGCGTGGGGCTGGCAGGGCCGCTCGTCTCGGGCAGCGGATCGAAGTCCATCTCGGGCGAGCCCTCGGTGGTGACCTCCAGCCCGGATGCTAGCGCGGCGTCCTCGATGGGCGCTGCAGACTCAATCACCTGTATCTCGTTGGACGTGCCGCCCAACTCCAGGCCCTTCAGCCAGTCGTCGAAATCAATGGGATCTTCAGGCATTACCTGTGCTCCTTGTTTGGTCTGGTAGATAGCCTTGACGGCTTCGAGGGGAGAGCGCACTACCCATGCGCAAGCCCCGCACTGGCGCAGATCACGAATCCTCGCAACCTGCACGTCGGTTGGTTTACCGCCGGGCATCTTCAGTTCGAGCCCGATGTAGCGGCCCAGCACCACCCCGAACAGATCGGGGTGGCCTGCACCAGTCGAGCCCGAAGCGGGGCGCCCGAAGATGAGCACCCCCGAGCGGCGAGGCGGATAGTCCAGGCGAATCTGGTGCTGAACCCGCTCGCGCAGCCCTGCTTCGGGTGTGGACACTAGAGCGCCGCGTCCAGATCGGCGAACAGGTCCGCCGCTCCAGTCGGCGCCGACGACGCTCCGTTCGACCCAGCCGCTGCCACGGCTGCCATGGTCTGCGGTGCGGTCGGCGCCCCGACCATCTGTGCCGTGCGATACGTAGCCCAGTCGGCCTCCTCGAACAACGACTCGACCCCGCTGAACGGGCGACCGTTGTTGCCAGGCTGGTCGGCGATGAGGGCTACCGCACGGCGACCGGTCAGCCGCTGAGCGATGTTCTCGGTGAAGGCCGCGAAGTCCCTGTACGTGGCCAGCCGCAGCGGCTGCCCCGCCTTGGCCCGCGTCTCCAACTGCTTGGCGATGGCGCCCAGCCCGAACGCCTTGAGCGTCGAGCCGAGAGCGAAGAAGGCATCCTTCTTGCCCATCGTGTTGTAGTCGCGCAGCCGACCGCCAACACCCAGGCCAGGCGTGGCGTCTGGGCCCTGCACGATGCGGATCTTGACGAAGATCCCGGCGGTCTTCTCGAAGTCCTCTGCGGTGGGCTCGGCACCCTCGCACTCGATCAGGTAATAGCCCTCGGGCACACGAGCCCGAGCACCGTCGGTACGTCCGACGGAACCATCAATCTCGATTGGCGTCCAGGCCATGGTTATTGCTCCTCCTCAAGGGAAGCCTTGAACAGCGGTGCGGCGTCGGTCGCTGAGTGAATCAGCGCCAGCGCATCCGCCAGGTCGGTAGCTCCGAACGAAATGGTGACGCTCATGGTGGACGAGCCACTGGTCCACTGAGCGTTCATGTTCACCACCACCGGCGCAGCGTCGGCCATCAGGCCACCTGTGCCATGAGCGGCGGGACGATCTTGTCCCAGTTGGGGTCGGTGATCACCCTGCCCAGCAGATGTGTCGGACCCTTGGCGATGTACCGGTCGTGCTGACCGATGAACAGCCGACGTACCTCCTTGACGTTGGCCTCGATGCGCTGGTTGTGGTTGTCGACGGGAGCCAGCAAGTCGATGCTCGGCATCAGCGGCTCGCCAGCGGTGCCGTTCGCACCGGCAGGGTCGGGCCCTTGCAGATCCACGTACAGACGTCCCAGCAGTTCGAGCGAATCCCTGATTCCCTTGAGCGCTTCTGGCGTCAGGCGTGGCCCCGTCTTCACGTCCTCCTCGATATCCCTCACCCGGTCCTGTTCCTGCAGCAGGTACAGCATGTGGATGGGGAGCAGGTTGAAGTTGCGCTGCCACTCAGAGCAGAGCGCCCCGACCTGACCCCAGCCCCGCCAGTCGCTGGGGTTCTTCGGGATGGCGTTGATGTACTGGCTCAGCTTGGCTGGGTCGCTGGGCTCGTAGTTGCAGACCTTGCCCACGGCGAGATCCTGAATGCGAGACCATGTGTCCCACACCACGGCGGTGATCTTGTTCTGGGGGTGAGCCAGCGCCTGGTAGACGATCAGCAGATCGTTCCAGCGGCGCACCTTCACCACCCGGAAGTGCTTGAGCCTGGCGACGGGACGGATGTTCTCGTCGTCGACGCTCACGTACAGCACTCGCTCGGTGGCGGGGATGGTGCTGGCGAAGGTGGTCTTGCCCGCCCCGTTGGGGCCGTAGATGCCCATCCTGACACGGGTCAGGGCGGTGATCTTCTCGGCTGGGACGAACAGGTCGGTGAGCGTCATTCGACGTCCGTCCTGCCCATGTAGTACAGGTCGTCTGTGCCGGGTGTCATGTACTCCTCTCGGTACGCCTCGCTCTTGCGGCCCAACGCATACTCCCGCATGCACAGCTTGCCGTACGGGCAGAACAGGCGGCAGTCCAGCAGGTTGATCGAGCGAGGGTAGTAGTTGGCCTGCCTTGCCCTGGCCACGTGGCGCAGCGTCTCGCTGACGTCCCGCAGGGTGAGCATGGCGTTGTCGTCGGGACGGAAGGTGTAGTAGCGCTGGAACCACGAGCCGTCGCTGACGATGCGCGAGCGCATCTCGTCGATGTAGCTCTCCGCCGCACCCTTGGCACGAAGCTCCTGCTCGGTCTGGGCCCAGGCCCTGCCGCGCACCTGCTTGTCCTCGTCGCCCTTGTACAGCGCGCCTTTCTGGGTGACACGGGGCGCCGTACCGGGGCGGGTGCTGATGTAGTCGAAGACGATACCCGTGATCTGCAAGCCACGGGCACGGGCCTCGATGTACTGCAGCATGGTCTGCGGATCGACACCCCGCCAGTTCGAGTCGGGGATGTCAGCGGTGCTTTTGCGCTCCCAGATCCACAGCTTGCCGCTGGCGTCGCGCTTGAGGCAGTCGATGGTGCTGGTCAGCCTGACCCCAGGCTGGGGCTCCCAGTCAACCTTGACCTCGGTGGCGTCGGTACGCCACGGTCCCGGGCTCTCCTCGTGGCCAGCCCAGTACGCGATGTAATCCTGCACGAGTTCGTACGTCTCGCGCATGGTCTGCAGCACGTCGCTCTCAGGCACCCCGTGGTCGACAGCCCAGCGCCCCATCAGCGCTAGCTCTCCCGTCCACATCTCTCCCTGATCGTGCAACTGCAAGCAGCGGTGCAGCCATACCCCGCGCCGCATGGCGGGGCGAACGTCCCGTGGCTTCGGGACAAGGTTCTCTACCCATCGGTACTCATAGCGTTTCAAGCAGCGGGCAGCATCGTTGAACGCCGTCGTAGACAAGCTTACGTCCACTCTATTCCTTTCTACCTGGCGTTCCTACTGCAACATCAACGTCGTCGGTCGACAGGTTCTAGAACCATATCACGGGCAATTTTCGATTGTCAAGGTGTGGATATTTTGGACTGCTTGATCTCTTTGCCGAGCCCCCAGGGCCCTGCTGTTATCTCCACGTCGATGAGCCCGTCGGGTAGCCACAGGCCCAGCGCACGCAGCCTGGTCGGAGCGTCCAGCATGGTCTGCCTGATCACCTCGACGGCTCTGCGGCCACGGTCTCGGCGCACCTCGATGAGCAGCGCATCGTGGATGTCGCCCACCACACGGGCGCCCAGCGCATCCAGTGCGATGAGCGAATCCTGAGTGATGTCGGACGCCAGCGACTGCGGCTCGGCGTTGATGCCCGCCCGGATAGCATCCTTCTGGTACGACTGCGCGCTGGGTAGACGGCGGATGCGACCGATGGGCGTCTGAGTGTAGCCTCGCCGGACCAGCTTGGCCTCAGCCAGGCGATGCCAGGCGGGGAACTCCGGGTAGCGCTGGCGGAAGAGCGTCCACAGTGCGGTGGCCTGCGCCTCGGACCAGGCAATCTCAAACGCCTTCCAGGCGTACTCCCTCAGCCCCTGCGGAGAGATGCCATACAACTGTGCTAGCACCGGCACCTTGCCCATGATCTGGCGCTCTTCCTTGGTGACGTCGTTGGTGTGCTTGCGCAGCGCACGGGCAGCGAAGTCGATGTAGATGTCCATGCCCCCGAAGAACATGCCGAGCATGGTGTTGGTGGGCATGCCGTCCCAGTTGTCGGGCCGACCGCACGCCATCCAGGCACACAGGCGAGCCTCGATCTGGCGGTAGTCTGCCTGGATCAGGATCATGCCTGGCGGCGCCGAGAAGACGGGGCGTACGCTGGTGTCCCTCGGCGTTGTATGGAAGAAGCCAGCCAACCTACCGGTCTCGACGCTGGTCGTCCGCATGTCCGGGTGCAGGCGACCGTCGAAGCTCTGCTTGGTCATGCGGTTGATCGGCCTGAAGTACGTCGTGATCTTCTTCCTCGGGCGGCGCGCATCGAGGATGGCACGAGCACCTGGGTAGTTGAGAGCCAGCGTTTTGATGGTCGCCTCGTCTGTACTGGGGTGCTGCTTGCCCATGGTGATGACGGGCAGCTTGAGATCGTTGTAGAGCCAGGCAGCTACCTGGCGTGGGCTCGCTGGATTGAGGCCCTCTGGCAGTCGGGCGTCGGCGGCGTCGCGTTCCCGCCACGCTACACGCATTAGCCGGGCGGCGGCAGATCTGTCGACGTAGATGCCTCGGGCCACCATCCGCTGCAGCGCACGTAGCTTGGGCATCTCCAGCTTGAGGAAGTAGCGCAGCAGCACCGGCTCGTCGCGCAGCCTGTCGGCCAGGATCTCCTGCAGCAGGAACGTCGCCGCCGCGTCGTAGCCGTTGTACGGATAGAGATCCGCCAGGCTGTGGTACTTCTTCGCGTTGATGTCCCAGTCGGGCCAGCCGAGATGGGCACGGCCCGCCCACTTCAGGGACTTGGGGGCGTTCTCGTCGAGAAGCTGCAGCGCCAGCATCGTATCGAACGTGGGCCGGCTAAGCCTGCCCGTCTGCCTGAGCCAGGCCAGGTCGTCGAACATCCCGTTGTGCACCGTCCGACGGATGCCGCTCTCCTCCATCAGCGGCTGGGCCCGCTCGCGCATCCAGCGCACCACGTGCTCGGTCCACGTGGCGTCGACGTCGGGGTGGGCGATGGGCAGGCAGATGGCCTCCTGCCCCGTGAAGCTGAAGGCTATCGTGTAGACCGTGAAGTCTTTGTGCCACCAGCCTGGGGTGACGTTGGTCTCGAAGTCGTAGGTGAAGGCAGGCTCAGTCCGAAGCGCCGTGTCCAGTGCGCGGAGATGCCCGCCAGTTGAAACCAGATCGACACGTACCGGTGGGGTATTCGGCGGTGGCTCCAGATCTCCTCGAACGAGGCGCCCGAAGCGATGGATGTCGGCCCGCCAGGCATTCTCCCGACCACGATCACGAAGGATCGCAGCCGGGTGGAATGCGGGCAGTACCCACGCCTCATACTTAGCGGCCCAAGTTTCCTTACCCGAAACCTGGCCAACCGTACCCCTGCCAAGCAGTCGCTGCACGGCAACGTTGCCCAGAGCCAGAATGAAAACCGGTTTGACATCCGCGATTTCCTCTTCCAGATAGCCGGCGCAAGCTCGGGCATGCGCCATGTCGGGCTCGGCGAAGCACTTGAAGGCGTTGGTCAGGTAGGCCCGCTTGACCCCAGCCTGGCGCAGCGCCTCCTTGAGTAGCTGCCCAGACGGGCCGATGAACGGGCGCCCCTCGGCGTCCTCGCGTCCGCCAGGGTTGATGCCGACGACCATCACGGCGGGGCCGGTGTACTCGACGTCGCCCCACCATTCACCCCAGACGCAGGTATTCAACACTGTGCCCCCGAGAGGGCACAGTCGGCAGTCAGGATTTCTTGGCACGGCGAGCCCTCCAGGGACGGGGCGTGCCGCCTTTGGCCAGCACGAACGCGTCGAACGTGGGGTAAACGGGGACGCTCAGGTCCAGCTTGCTGGGATCGAACAGGCCGATCCGCATGGCGATCTGCTGCATGTCGCCCCAATCATCGTTGAGCGCCATGATCACCAGCGCACCGGCGCAGTGCTGCTGAGGCACCTGCTCCAGGGTTTTGTGGCAGGCGAACGTGCCGTGCTCCAGGCCCTCGGCGATCTCCGCTGCACGTAGGCCGTGCAGCGGGAAGTCGCGCGGTTCGAGGAAGGGGCAGTCGACGCACGGCCTGGGCATACCGAAGGTCATCAGCGGGGCGCGCTTGCGGCGGCTCATCGGTCCAGGCTCGTGATGCTGTCGCGGATGACCAGGGGCTTGTCCGCCGGCCCCTTGATGTAGCCTCGGACCCAGACCTTCCGCGTGTACTGCTTGCCAGGCCCGACGCGCTGGTTGCGGTAGTGGCCGTTGACCTCCCAGCGGTAGGCCCAGTCGACCTCGGCCATGCCGTGCGGCGGGGTCTCAGCGTAGCGTCGCAGGTGAGTCACCTTCACCTGAGCCGGCGGCCTGCCCTCCTTGTGCATGACCTTGTCGTGGGCAGCATCGGCAGGGTGGAGTACCGGGATCTCGGTCTTGATGACCCGCGTCCAGGCAGTCAGCAGGCGGAAGACGATGAGCATCGCCGTCTGTGTGTCCTGCTCGTCTCGCTCGAACTGCTCTGGGGTAAGCGCTAGGTCTCGATAGGCCAGGTCGGATTGAGCGGTGTTGACGGCCTCTCCAGGGTCGATGCGCAGGCCAAACTCGACGGGGATCCAGTGGCGCGGCTTCCACGGGCCGTACCCGCTACGCTGCTCGCGGTTGGGTGTCTCGCACACGGTGTACAGCACCTTGCCGGCAGCCTCCATCGGCAGGTTGCCCTCGGTCCCGCCGAAGTACATTCCCGTCTTGACGGTCTTCTCGAAGCCCCGCTGCGGTGGGCCGTACGCATACTGGTCCCACAGGATGGCGCGCAGAGGCTGCGTGCCCGTCGGGCTGTAGATGGTAGGGATCTGAATGTCGCCGTCGAAGTACACGAACCCGGTCAGGCTGGGGATATCCCCGACGTCGACGTGAAACATCGTGCGGTCCTTCAGGTGCGTGTCGACCACGCGCTGCAGGAACGCCGTCATCTCAGAGGAGACGTAGAAGATCTCGCCGTAGTCGATGCAGCGATACAGGCTCTGCCGCACGATCTCGATCATGCGCTCCCGCTCAGCGGCAGTCATGCTGTCGGTGATCGGGGCGACGATGAAGGCGTGCGAGTAGCCCCGGTCAGGGCGCCGCAGCGTCCTGCCGTACATCTCCCTGAAGGCCAGGGCATCGAGGGGGCTGGCCATCAGGCTGCCGCCTCGTCTTCTGCCAGCACCTCGGGCGCCCCGCCGTCGGTGCGCTTGAGGTACTTGAGCAGGAGCCTCGCCATATCAACGGCAGACGCCCCACGTCGCAGCGCTGCCAGCATGATCTCATCCTGGGTCTGCTCGGCAATCAGGTAGAGAACCTGCACGTGGGTGGTCGTGCCGATTCGATGTACCCGGCTGAGTGTTTGTTCCCACTGGATCACACTCGGGGTCAGCGTGTACATGATGATGCTGCTCGCCGCCGTCAGGGTGATGGCCACGCCGCCAGCCTGGTACTGCAGGATCATCACCCCGTTGTGGTCTTCCTTCTGGAACCAGTCCTCAGCCTCGGTGCGCTTGCCGCCAGACACGCTGCCGTCGATGACCCGGTAGGGTCGGCCCGACTCCTTGAGTGCCTCGGCCAGACGGGCGATGTCCCGCCTGAAGCGACAGGCCACGACGACCTTCTCGTCTTCCCGCTCGTCGAGTAGCTCCAGGCAATCGTTGAGCTTGGTCTTGCCGATGTCGACGGCGTTGCCGTTCTCGTCGGTCACGTGGCCCGCCGCGATCTGCGTCAGCCGCAGGATCTTGGTGAGCACGATGGTGGCGTTCGCCTCGGACAGGTTGCCTTCGGCATCCTGAAGCTCTACCCGGAGCATGGTCTCCATCTGGGTGTACGCCTTGCGCTCGGCTGGCGACAGCGTGATGGGCACCTCGGTGACGATGGGCTCGGGCAGGTTGAGCACCGACTTGGGTACCGCATGGACGTACGGCGCCATGGCTCGGATCAACTGCTCGTAGCCGTCCTTCTGGACGATCAGGTTGCCGCCCCGACCTCGCAGCGGATACGCCCCGTTGGGGCCCTGCTGCAGCACGACGGTCTGCTGCTTGAAGGTGGTGAAGTTCTGCATGAACACCGGCTCATGCGGAGCAACCACCCTGAACTGTGCCCACCAGTCGAGCGGGCTATGCGCAGGAGTGCCCGACAGGAGAAGCTTGAACTTGCAGGCCCCTGCCAGCTTCCACATGGCCCTGGTCCTGCTGGCCGACGGGGACTTGATGTACTGCGCCTCGTCGAGGATCAGCAGATCGGGCTCCCAGCCCTGCAGCCGATGCAGTCGGTCCCGGCCCAGCGTACGCTGGTGCAGCCCGTTGCTGGCCTTGGGATCCTTCAGCTTGTCGTAGGTGGTGATGACCACCTGTGCCGTAGCTGTGACCTCGGTTGAGATGTCGACGCCTGGCAGCCACTTGGCAAACTCGCGGCGCCATACGCCCTGTGCTACGACGGGGCAGACGATGACGGTACGGGACGATTTGAGCGAGCGGTGCAGGGCGATGGCGCCCAGCGTCTTGCCCATGCCAGGCTTCCACTGCAGGTAGAACCCGCCGCGTGCCTGGTCGTCCTGCATGGCGTGATACGCTCGGACGATCCCCTCTTTCTGGTAGGGGTAGAACGCTACTGTAGACATAGATAGGGGTGTGCTCCCTTCACAAGATTTTGCATACTCACAACGGCGCCACGTCCATGGCGTTGTTGCACGAATGACAGGGGTCACTGTACACTGGGCCCTCGTCGATTGTCAAGTCGACCGAACCAACTTCTAGCGAGGTTTGTATGACACAGGCTGTAGCACCGGTTAAGCCAGAAGCACCCAGCAGGGTCTCGTTTATGGGCTGGTTGCCCGCACAGGAAGCCGCAGATTACCTTGGCGTGAGCCGCGAGTACGTGTATCGGCTCAAGTCAATCTACGATGGCGGAGGCGTTGGCATACCCGGCTTTATGCTCGGTGATAAGAGCCGCGTGCTGATGTTCAGGATCAGCGATCTGGACGCCTATAAGAAGCTGCACCCTGACCTGGGCAAGCACCGGTCGGACGCCAATTCACCGGCTAATGAGACGGCCACCGAGGCAGGAGACAGCCCCGTAGAGTCCGTCCCAGGAACGTAGGCCCGCAGTGGTTATGCCGGATGGGCAAGAGCACATAGCCTTCCGGTACCTGGCGCTGGGCGCCAACATCATCCCGCTCCAGACGCGCGACAAGCGGCCCTACCTGAGCGTCCTGCAGGACGGCGTGTGGAGCCCGTTCCAGAAGCGTCGGGTGACTCGGGAAGAGGCCCAGCTATGGATCGAGCGGGGCACCCAGAACTGGGGCCTGATCTGCGGCGAGATCTCGGGCGGGATCTACTGCGGCGACGTCGACAACATGGAGTTTGCCCGCTGGGTACTGGACCACGCGCGCGACCCGCTGCTGCGCGGCGCGTGCATCGTCGAGTCGGGCTCGGGCAAGGCACACATCTGGTTCCGCTGCCCGAATCGGGTCCAGAGCGGGGTGTGGTACCTGACCAACCGCGCCGCCCACGCGGGCGACGTGCGCGGCGACGGACGCTCCGGTGCTGGGCCGAGCTACATGGTGGTGCCGCCCAGCATCCACCCCGACACGGGCCGCGCGTACCAGATCAGGTCAGGCGGCTTCGAGAACCTGCCCACCGTGCCCAACGGTGAGGCGTTCCTGAAGGCCGTCGGCGACGCGTACCTGTCCGAGACGCCGGTGCCTGGGGCTATCCCGCCGCGCGCCAATGATCGCAGCATCCTGCAGCTAAGCGACGACGAGAAGACCGACACGTTCAGCAAGGTGCGCGGGCTCAACATGAAGCAGCGCATCAAGGACACCCTGCTGGTCCCCGGGAATCAGGCGCCAGGCACGCGGCACTGGAACAACGTGCCCAGCCAGAGCGAGATCGACTACGCCGTGATCTGCGAACTGATCCGTAAGGAGCAGGACTTCGAGGCCATCGAGCGGATCTTCGCCTGCTGCGAGATTGGCGGGACGACGTACCGGGACAAGTCGCGGGCCAACCACGGCTACGGCTACCTCAAGCTGACCTTCGATAGAGCCAGGGACTCCATCGAGCAGGCCAGGCAGGCAGCCCGAGTCGCCTCGGGCGCCAACTTCAAGGTGCTGCGCGCCGCCAGGTACATCATCGGGCCCGACGAGGCGCAGTACACCCTGGATATCGAGGTCGTAAGCAATACCGGGACCACGCGCTTGCTGAGCGTGGCGGTGCCAGCCGTCGACCTGCTAACAGAACAAACGTTCATACGCAAGTGCTTCCTGCAGGTGCACTGGACGCCCAAGTTCCTGCCCGGGCAGCGCGGCCACAACTTCTCCGACTTCACTGACGCCGTGTCGAGCATGGTCGAGGAAGAGACGCACGCGCCGATGGAGGCCAGCGACGCGGGCTACGCCGCCAGGATCATGCTGAACCTGCTCAAGCCGATGATCGAGCGTCCGCTACCCAACGGGCCCGCCGAGACCTCAGCGCTGGGCTGGCGTACCGGTGAGGCGTTCTACCTGCGCTTCGGCGACGTCGTGCAGCGCCTCAAGGCCCAGATCCACCCGTTCAAGCCAGGCATAGCCCTGGAGGCCCTCAAACAGATTGGGGAGTATCAGAGCCTGACGCATCGCTATCCGAACGGCGAGACCGAGCAAGTAATCGTGCTCTCGCTGCGCTCGGCGCGGCCTCGGCTGCACTCACTACCGGCACTGCCGCCGCCGTCTTCTCAGCCTTCCGCCTGAGCTTGTAGCGCCGCTTCTCCTCGCGCAGGCAGATGCGACAGCGGCGCTCCCCATTGGGCCGGTAGACGGTGTTCTCGGGGTTGAACTCGTTGCCGCACCGGGGGCAGTGCGTCAGGCGGGCGTTCTTGCCTGCGGGGCTGCCGCCGCGCCTGATGTTCTCGGCGTGCGTGATGGCTTCGAGGCAGTCTGGCCTGACGCAGTTGCGCAGGAAGAACGGGTGCCCCACGTGGTCGATCACCGGGGTCTCGTCGGAGATCGGGCCCACCCACCTGACGTAGGCCAGACGGTGGGCCAGCATCGCCGTGTCGGCGTGGCTGGGCTTGAAGCGCCCGTAGCCGTCTCGGTGGTCGACGTAGCCCGTCCAGAGCCAGTGCGCCTCGGTACGCACGATGCGGTCGTCGAAGCGTTCGGTCCATACCGGATCCCATGAAATTGGCCGCGAATTTTGCGGACCGGGCTCGTCAGCAATGGGCAAGTTGGGCCGCTCCCTAGAAACCGGGATAGGGGATGCCCTCATCACCGGGTATCAAATGCAGCGCCACCCGGTGCCGAGTGAGAGCTACGTACGCCACGCATCCCTCGGCTAACGCGCCCTCAGCAGACGAGGTGGCGCTGCGGTAGGGAAGCGTACCCCAGCTACTCACGAGATGCACGGTATCGGCTTCCTTGCCCTTGGCGGCATGGATCGTGCCGACCCGCACGCTGGGCTCCAGCACGAACGCTCGGGGCCCGTGGCGGGACAGCACCCGCTCGTAGTACCTGGCATGCTTGAGCCCCAGCGCGCCCGCCTCCAGGCTGGGCAGCGTCTCGGGGCCGAGCAGCATGTCGGGGTCAGCCTTGGCCAGGGCCCGCATGCGGGCCTTGAGCCCCTGCGGCAGGTAGCTCGACTCGCACTCCTCGACCAGCGACGAGACCGCGCTGGCAGGGGCGCCACCGGTACGCCGCAACTGCATCAGGGTGCGGAAGCCGCTGGCTGCCTTCTGCTTGAGCGGCCCGCCGCCGCGCATGTAGCCGTACGGCGTGCCCTCGTCTTCGAGATCCTGATAGACGCCGTGCAGCAAGCGGTTGGTGCGGGCCAGGTAGAACTCGCTGCCGTCGGTCTGCTCACCGGCGCCCGTTCCGGTCCACGTGCCGAGCCACTGCCCTTCGAGCACGCCAGCTTCGCGTAAGACACGCTGAGCGGCCTCGCTTGCCCGCGCCGTGAGGCGACGTGAGTCGCCGAGCGGGTACAGCGTACCGGTGTGGTTGATGAACAGGTCGGGCGCCGCACCCGAGAACAGGTAGATGGCCTGGTACGGGTCGCCTGCCAGGTACGTCTTGTGCCCCGCAGTCCAGGCGTCGGTCACGCTCCACAGCAGGGGGCTGTTGTCCTGCACCTCGTCGACGAGGAACACCTGAGCGGGCGGTCTCTCGCTCTGGCCTAGCTCCAGCATGTCCTCGAAGTCGATGCGCCCGGTCTGTTGCTTGAAGTCGGCGTAGGCTCGGGCGATGAACTCGACCCGCTCGGGCGAGACCGTCGGTCCCTGGTAGCCCCACGGCATCTTGTCGTATGCCTCAAGCAGCCCGATCATGCGGTGCCTGGCACCGGAGATCACGGCCAGCGCGGCCTCGACCTCATCTCTACCGGGCTCGGCCCAGGCGTAGCCCTCCTGGGCGTCGACGTCCTGCAGCATGCCCGAGGCTCGCCCGCCCATACGTGCGATGAACTCTGTCAGGTCCGCCGCGCGCAGGGTGGGTGGCCTGCCGATCAGCTTATACGCCAGCGAGTGGATGGTGCCGACCCACGGCAGCCGCGCGTCGAGGAGCTTCCTGCGCTGCCACGGGTCGGGCGGTACCGGCATACCCAGGCTGACCGCGATGCGCTGCTTGATCTCGTCTGCCCCAGCCCGGGTAAAGGTGATGGCGCACAGTTGATCAGGCCCAACCAACTGTGCTGCGCGATTGGCGACGGCGGTCAGCCGAGTGGTCTTGCCGGTGCCTGGCGGGCCGTAGATCTTGGTGACCAGTTCGCTCATCGCAAACCCAGCATGCGCGAACACCGGGGCCATGCCCCCCACCCCTGTGCTGCCAGGCCGCGCTCGGCGACAGCCACCTGCGCCTCTCGACTGGCCAGGTCGGGGCGGCTGGCATAGGCCAGCCCCCCGTGGCGGCGCCAGAACTGCATGTCCTCTTGCAGCCCGCCGTAGTAGCCATTGCCCGTGTTGATACGCCAGTTACCGCTTGACTCGCAGTTCGCCAGTCGATCCCATACGGGGCGTACTGCAGGCACCGGTACAGGAGCGGGTTGCTCCACCTCGGGCGCCTCGATGGCGTCTGTGCTCTCGACCACTCCGGTGCTCGGCTCGTCGGTCCCGCTGGACAGCGTGTCAGTTTGAGACAGCACGGTGATCAGCATTGCCGCGCTCAGCAGTACGGTCATGGGGCTCCAGACTACCGGAACGGTCGATGGCGTCGATCCAGGCTGCGGCCATCGCCGCAACCTGCACCAATTCGGCGCGCATCCGCTGGGCCCTACCCAGCGTCTCCACGTCGTACGTCATCTCGTGGGCCACCTCGCCTAGCTCTTCCATCAGGATGGGCAGCCACTCACGCTCGGACCACGCAGCGTCCTCGCGGCTGTTGCCCCTGGCGCCGTGCTTGGTGTGGGCCCGCTCTCGCTCGGCGTGGATCTCGGCGTAGACCTCGGTCTTGCGCACCGGTTTGGTCTCGCCCGATTCAGGTGACCACACCACCGGAGCCTTGCTCCACTGGGTGCGCGGCCAGCCTCGGCTGATGGCGTACTCATCCTCGGCGTGCCAGCACGGCTGGCACAGATTGAGGTTGGAGTGACCGCCCAGGAAGTAGCGGCGCACCTGGGTGGGGCCGGTGCAGTCCCCGCCGTCGCAGTTTGGATTGAGCACGCTCATTCGTCTGCCTCCGGTGCCTCGTCGAAGACGCCGCTCGACGAGTCGGACTCGCCGCGCCACGTGGCGTACTGGTTGAACTCGCCGTAGATGGCCTCATGCACCTCGTGCGGGCCACGTATCCGGCAACGTGTGCGGGACTGGTGACCTGGCCCGTGAAAGACGGCGTAGGGGCAGGGCTCGGTGGTGGTGGGCCTGACCAGCGCCCACGGTTCGTACGGTCTGTCGTCGGCCATCATGTTGCGGTGCAGCGCCACGTTCTTGACCGTCGGGATGGGCTCGCCGCCCAGGAAGTACAGCGTCGCCTGTCGGGCAATGCTCAGGGCCGCTTCGAGCGGCCCCTCAACCGTGATGACCACGGCGTACTGCCCAATCTCTTCGGTGCTCACGAGACGGACTCGCGCCGCTTGGCCAGGTACTCGTAGTGCTCGACGGCACACACCAAGGTGTGGTCGTCGAAGACATGTAGCCGGCCCAGCTTCTGGAACTCGACGAACTTGGCCTTGCTGTAGTCGTCCTCGGGCCAGCCCACGGCTTCGCAGAACTCGTGGTAGTTGAGCGTGTTGGCCGCGTACTGCAGGCGCCGAAGCTGGGGCACGAGCCCCAGCAGCGGCGTGTCCCACTCGACCTTCTCGATCTGCGGGCCGCTCATAGCCGTGGCCCCGTGTATGCGGTGAGCACCTCGTTGGCCTGGTGCCCGGCGTACAACGTGAGCCCTTCGGACACGGCGTTGAGGGCGAAGGCGATGACCTCGGCCTCGGCCTCGCTGAACTTGGGGCCCAGCGTGCCGAGCGAGATGCTGTTCTGTGTGCTGTCGACCACGAAGTACGGGACCGGGCTGGCCTCGCCGTCCTCGTGGTGTGCGATAAGTCCGTAACGCATTGTGGTGTAGTGCCTCCTCAAGGCTGTTGCGTAGAAGAAACCGTGAGCGGGGTCGCCAAAAGCGCGTAAGCGATCCCGCTCACAGATCCACCGTCCAGAAGCTGGGGGGTTGCTGGGGAGTGGAGCATTGCGAGTCCACCCCAGCAGAGCCCCCCGATCTGGCACTAGGCCAGGGCTGGTGCCCTGGCGTCGATGGGCGCTTTGCCCGCCACCACTGCCATGGTGGCGTCGAAGGCCCGCTCCTTGGTGTCGGCCCGCTCGCCGAACAAGACACTGTGGGCCAGGCCAGCGCCCTTGCTGCCGCCCTTCCAATCCTCCAGTTCGACGACTGCCTGGTACAGGCCCCACGCCGTGCCGTAGGCAGCGCGGTTCTTCATGCCGGTGCCAGCACCCTTGAACAGTTCGAGAGCCTGTACCCGCCGCTCGTCGGCGACGCGGATCTCGCCGTCCCGCCGCTTCGCCTTCTCCTCGTTCTGCTCGGTCGAGAGCAGCGGGTCGGCATCGTACTTCGGCAGCGAGGGGTAAGCGCTCTGCAGCACGTACTTGATCTCGCGGCCAGCCTCCGGGCGGCTCTTGGTCAGGGTGTACGCCGCCATGGCGTCGTACGCCTCGGCCAACTGCGGCAGTTTCGCCTCGGCCCGCTGCACCACATCCTCCATCCAGCGGCCCATGCGCTGCAGGATGTAGCTGTCGTGGACGAACGAGACCCGCTGGCTGCTCGCCTGTAGCGACGCGGCAAAGGTGTTGGCGCACACCGTCCGAACGCTGGAGGTGTTGGCACCGGAAGCCGTGCTGCCGTCCATCATGCTCCAGGCCATCAGGAAGTTCTCGATCTCGTCGCCCCGCACGTTGAAGCCTGGCAGCTTGGTGGTGATGATGAACTGCTTGCCGTCCTTCAGCGCCAGCATCGTCTCCACTGGACGGCGAACCCGGGCATCCCACAGGTCGACGAACTCGTCTGGCGTGACCAGCATGTACTGGCCAGACACCACGCCGAAGACGTTCTCCTGCGGATCCTCGGGGATCGGGCCCCGCACCAGGCCGAAGTACGGCGTCGGCACATGCGTGCCGTCCTGGCGAGTGGCGATGGTCTGCAGCGGTAGCTTCAGCACGTGATAGCGACCGATGAGATCGAACGCCTCGGACGCCGTGTGCTCGACGTCATCGACGAAGCCCCTGTTGTGCCAGGCCGCAAGGCCACGGCCACCGTAGAACTTGTTACCGAAAAGATCTGCTGGCATGTAGTATGCCCTCCTCAAGGTGTTGGCTCGTGTGTGAGCCGATTGGTCCGTCGGTTCGTTTCCGACAGGGGGAACCATAACACGGTGTCAAATCGGTTGTCAACCCGAAGTTTTCGACTCTGCTACACTCTGCTTGAACCGGCAAGCTGAGCACATGATGGTGCGAGGGATGGGGCAGTTGCGCTGCCCCGCTCGTCGGATGCACCACATTCGGTCGTGCACCAGCACGCCGCACTTCGAGCACACCACGTTGTCGTGGGTGTGCCAGCCGTGCGGGCTAGTTGGCTGCATCGTCGGGCACCCTGTCGAGGCGCAGCGCGGGGCGGTTGGTCAGCGGGCCGAAGATCCACGAGGCGGGGATCTTGCCCTGCAGGCCCAGCGCGAAATAGACGCTCATCGCGCCGCACAGGTAGTCCACCTCGTCGAACTTGCTGCCCCGCACGTCTCGCCGGGCCGCCGCGTGGGCCTCGACGTAGTCGGCCAGCCTGTCGACGTCCTCAGCAGACAGGAGTATCGGGGTGATGCCGCTCTCCTCCGGTGCCTCGCTCATTGCCCCGCCTCGGGGAACGCGGGCTCGGGCAGCCCGATGCGCATGCGAATCGAGCGTGCCACCGGGTCGGTGCCGAACACGTGGTTGAGCACCTCGTGCTTGCTGATCTGGGCATCGAGCCCTTCCTGCTTGCGCAGGTACTGGACGAACGGCGTGGCCTGGTGCATGTGGGCGAACACCCCGCGCACCTCAACCTGCACGCTGGGCCCTGCCAGCTTGCTCACGAGAACGATGAATACGTGCATACCGGAGCCCTCCTCAAGGCTGGTGCAATAGCGTACCGGGTAGCGCCAGACGCGGATAAGTCTGAACGCTCTCTCGGCACCGGGGTTGTAACCGGCAATCCACCCGGGTGTGGGTTAGGTGCGGGGCCACTCGTGCAGCATGTGCAGCAACACGAGCAGCCCGATGAACAGCGCGACAGCCTGATCAGTTGGTAACCAGATCACGTGTGGGCTGCCTGATGGGCGGGACAGCGGCCAGTGTCCTGGCCGTGTCGTAGCTCACCGGGTCCAGCGTGAACCCGTTCCAGTGGAAGACGTACGCTTCGGAATGGTTCTCGGCCATCCACTTGAGCGCTGCTCGGGTGTAGCCCGTACCCCAGGCTTCCTGATCCAGCGGGTAGAGTTGGGTGCCCATCTCCCGCAGGATCCAGATGAACCGGGTCGGTGCGTCGGGGCGAATGAGCATCTGGTAGTCAGTGCTCAGGTCGCACGAATAGTGCTTGGGCCAGTGGTCGACGTTGCTGCCCGCCGCAGTGAAGATGGCTTCGATAGCCGGGGTGCGGTCGGTGTGCAAGATGGGGCGGTAGCCCTGGCCAGCACAGTCCTTCGGGGTGCGCTGGCAGTGGCCGTGGCACTCCTCACCGGTGGCCCGAGTGACGTGGCTGGCAGCCGCGTCGCCGCAGACGCAGTGCCAGTCAATGTGGAGCGGGAAGGCGTAGCTCATGAGAGCGGCCCACCGGGGAGGGAGGCTGCCGCCACCGCTTCGAGCCCCTCGGCCAGGGTGTGGCAGTCGGTGTACGCCTGGCTGATGCGGCTGTCGACGTCGTGGATCCAGCCGACGTTGGTCATCGACACAAGCTTGTCGAGGAACAGGATCAAGGCGGGGTTGTTGGCCATGGCTGGCATGCCCTGCGCCCTGTACGCCGCTTCCTCGCGGATGGCTGGCAGGACTTCCTTGGCCAGCGAGTTGACGACGCCGTTGATGTTGCTGGCGTCCTGTACCTGTAGAGCGAGCCGATAGATGTTGCTCATAGCGATGTGCCCTCCTCAAGGCAGTGCGTATTGGTGTCGGACGAATCTCCGACGACCCCAGTACCATACTCGGGGCCGTCGACGATTGTCAAATTCCGTGTACTAGCTTAGCCGGTTACCTGCTTGATAGCAGTGATGCGCAGGTTGGGGAAGACTGCCTTCACCTGGCTGATGATGTCCTCCAGTTCCTCGCCGCGAAACTCCACGGTGCCAGTCACCGTGGCTTCCCATAGCTGGGCCTGCTGCCATGCTACGGGGGCCTGCCTTGCCCGTGGCAAGGGTGTCGGTGCCATGGGCTCGACGGGGCGCAGCATGTGTTCGAGGGCGACCTCGACCTCGGGCGGCACACCGACGTTGGATTCGATGACCGGTGCTGCGGCAGCGGTCTTGCGCTTCTGGCTGCGGGTCGGCAGGCCGAGCCCCTTCAGCACGTCGTACAGCCTGTTCTCGGTGATCTCGAAGCGGGTCAGGATGTCGAGCACGGCGACCCGCTCGTCCTCGTAGGCTGCGCCGATCTCCAGCTTCTGCTCGTCGCTGAGCTTTCTCGGTGTCTGCCGCATCAGTTGCAGATCCGGGAGTGCGACGGTGCCGTTGGTTGACATCTCCTGCATGATCTGCTCCTCGCGCCGCTCGGTACGCAGATCGTCGATGATCTGCGTGATCGGATTGCTCTGCTGACGCTCACGCCGCAGCTTCGCCGTGGCCCGTTCGAGGCGCAGCCTGTCCTCGTGCTGCTGGTAGTGCACGTGGCACAGGCCGTACCGGTTGCGTTTGTGAATGAGCGTCTGGCAGACCTTGCACTTCTGGTGGGAAGAGCGAGCCATGGCATTACCACGGCAGCGCTGGCGAGTCGACCGGTGCGGCAGGCTCGGGTGCCGTTGGCGCCGCGTTCAGTTCGCAGCGGATGCACTGCTTCGCGCTGCCCACACCAAACTGTGCAGCCGCATCGCCGCAGCCTTTGCAGCGACCGACGTATTCGTTCTCGATCCAGCGGTGCCTGGTGCGGCGCACGTACAGCAGCCGATGCAGGCGAGCCAGCGACTGCGGCCCGTCGGTCTCGGCGAGGAACCGGTGGCCGTCGCACACCTCGATGGTCTTGAGCCTGTGAGTCTCGGGGTCGGCGACTACCTGCTTGCACTGGCAGTTGCCGAACTCTTTCATGGCTGAGACCACGGCCTGCTTCTCAGCCTCGGTGAAGTGGGGATCCTCGGGCATGCTGTGCTGTCCTCCTCAAGGAACAAGCTACCGATCCCAGCCCAGGGGACCGATGCCCCGACATCGTACTATGGGGTGGGGGAGATTGTCAAGTCTCCTGCAACAGCTACTCGTCTATATAGCCGGGACTAGAAGCCCCGCTTTCGGCTGCCTTATCGAGCACCATCAAGCGCTTGAGTTCTTCTATGTCTGCATCCAGACTGTCAGGCCCTGTGTATCGGTCCGGTAGTTGGCGACGCAGCCCGACATGCATCTCATCAAGCTCCGCCAGCGTGGGCTCCCAGCGATTGCGGGTGCGGGCGGTCTCGCGGCCCATAGCTCGCTGGATCTTGTACGCCTGTACCTTGCAGGGATAGCAGATGAACCGGTTCGAGCCGACGCCTTCGTTGTAGTTCCTGATCACCTCTTCGCCGACGTCGTGCCCGTTAGGGCACGTGCCGAGCAGCGGCTTCCCATCTTCGGCGAAGTTGCGGATGCTGATCTGCGAGAGCGGGAACCTGAACTGCAATAGCTCGTTCGCCACACCTCGCCGGGTGTGCTGATCGAGACGCCAGGCTTTTGGCACAGACTCCTCGAAGTGGTGCGGGTTGACGCACATGCGGAAGTCCTGAGCAGGGTCGTCAGAGTGCTTGTCGTTGCACAGGTAGCTGATCTTGCGCGGGCGCCCGTCAGGAATGAGCAGATGCGGACGCTCCAGAGGCCACAGCAGGCGATAGACGGGCAGATAGTTGTATCCGGGCAGCTTGACTCTGGGACGACCGGTGTACGTGTCGGGGTACGGCCCTCGCCACCACATGTGGTCGCTGCTTTCGAGATCGTGCTCAACGTGACTCATCACGCTCTGCCTGAGCGTGCGGTGGTAGAGCCTGCGCCACAGCGACTGCTCGACACCGATGCGAACGTGCAGCATGTCGTCGTTCTCATCCCGGGCGAAGCGCTCCACTGTGTTGAGCCGCATAGCGTAGACCGAGAGTGCTCGCCATGGATCCTCGGCGTAGAAGGTGAAGTGGTTGAGTAGCCCATGCACCTCAGTGTCGACCTTGGGTAGGGTGGGAATGTAGGTCGGGTAGGGCGGAGGTGGAGGTGTGGGCCACAGATAGCCCATGTAGAGCACTCGACCATCGGCTACGGTGATGAGCCCCGCTGTATCGCTATCAGGACGGAGATCGAGAACAGGCAGATAGCGACCACCGGTCTCCAGGGACACAGTGGGTGAGTCGACGACTCGCTTGGAGAGAGCCAACAAGTCTGGGGATGCGTCGGGCATGGGCAGAAGCCTAGCAGGTTGTCTGTGGTTGTGCAAGGATCTAATCCACGATTGGCTAAGGCTCAAGATCACAGCCTGGGTTCTTATGGTGTGGATAAGGAATGGCCCTTTTTCGGCTCCGAGAGCCGTTACCGGGGAGCTTACGGCGTGGCAAATGTGGATGTTAGGCCCGGTACCCTGAAAACGGGCCTGTTCTTATCCACACCATAAAGACCGGGATTGTTACCGGTTATTTACGCCGGAATAGCATATAGGCTATCCGGGCCTGTATATGCAACATCCGGCGTGTTATTAGCAAAACCCCAGATAGTTATGTCTAGTAGACAGAACACCGGTTGACGTAACAATCAGGGCGTTTGCTAATGTACCCAGGGGGTGGTGCCCCTGTGCGCGCTCGGGCCTCTTGTTTTAGCCGGCAGCAAGACTCCGCAAGCCGCAGGGCCCAGCCGTCGGCCTCGGACAAGCTAGCCCGCCCCCCGCAGGGGGAGCGGCGCGCCTGGCCCAGCGCGCGGAGCGCGCGCCGTGCCAGGTGCTTCCGGCTGGCGCAGCCAGCCGGTGCCCGCCCCGCAGGGGGGCGGGCTAGTGCGAGGCGAGGGCCGCGACAGCGGCCCGGTAGGGCAGCGAAGGCCCGGCGTTAGCCGAGCCCGGGGAGCGGTAGCTGCCGCGCGCCGCCGACGCACCACGGGCCAGAGGCGCGAGCGCCTGGTCGCGGAGCCTGCACCCACTTGTGGGGCGCGGGCTTGCCGCGCTGTTGCGAGATCATGCGCCCGCAGTAGCCGCAGCGCAGGAGGGGAAGGCGGCTCATCGAGCCGCCCTCCAACTGACCAGGGCGCGCGCTGCCTTGCGGGCAGCGGCCTGGTCGCGCTTGCGCTGGTCGATGGCGCGAAGCGCGCGCCGCTCACCCCTGTGCGCGGGGTGGCGCGAGGCGCTCATGAGAGCGCCTCCAGAGCCACGGTGATGCGGCGGCGGTCGCCGTCGACCCGCTCGGCCAGGTACTTGGCGAGCTTGAGGTCGGTGCCCCACTCGGGGAAGCGCTCGGCCAGGTTGTGCGCCTTGACCAGGCGCTCGACCCGAGCCAGGATGGTGCGGCGGTCGACGCCGAGTTCCTGCTCCAGCGACTTGTAGACAGCGGTCGCGCTGGACGCTGCAGCGATGATCTCGTCGGTCGACAGCGGCGCCGCCTTGGGCGCGAGCGTCATGCGGTCGAGCTTGTGCTCGGTCTCAGCGAGCCACGCGCGGATGTCCGCGAGTTGCTGGCGAATAGTGGCGATTTCCTGCGTGTGCATGGCAATGCTCCGAAGAACGGCCTGGGGCGCAAGCGCGCGCCCCAGCCAGGCGAACATCAGAAGGGGAGATCGGAGAGCGCGTTGTCGAGGACCGTCTTCGGAGCCTCAACGGGCGCAGCGGCGGAGGAGGCGGGCTTGCCCGCTTCCGCTTTGGGCGCGACTGGTCGGGCGGCCCACTCCTTGGCCGCGACCATCTTGGCGTCGAGAGCGTCGATGCCCTTGGCCGTGCGCTGCATCGAGTCGCGGAAGGCGCGGAGCGAAGCGGGCCCATCGAGCCAGATCCACAGCGCGTTGCGGCCCTTCGCACCAGTGGAGAAGACGGGGGAGATGACCAGCGCGTAGCTGACCTCGCCGCTCTTCTCGTTGGTGTGCTTGCGGAGTTCGGCGCTGTAGTCGACCACGACCGAGCGGTCGCGGGGGGAGTCGCTGCTCCCGACGAGGGTATCGAGGGTTGTTGCCATGAGGGGCAACCTCCTTGGTGTGGCTCAGCGGCTCCACCGCTGGCATCAAATATAGTAACACAGTGGCCGGCTCCTGTCAAGGATAAGGCGAGTCACAGTGAGAGCCCCTTGCGGGCGGTCGGCTTGCCGACTCACTGTGTGTCGCCCCTTGGCAGGTGACGGGGGAGCTTGCTCCCTTTACCGCTGGGTTACATTTGAAATGCCAGCGTGTGGTCTGCTGGTGCCATCCCAAGAGGTTCGCCCCGGCGACAACCTGAGACCTCGGAGGCAGCGACGGCCGCGACCGCGCGTGGTCGGCTACGCCGAACCCGCGCAACCAACGAAAGGCGGGAGGTGCGACGCTGGGCAAGCCCGCGTCCCACTGTGCGAGGGACGCGCGTGTGGATCTGGCGAGGGGCCGCGAGCCCGCGCGGACGCGACGATAGCGCGCGGCCAGGGCAGACGTCCGACGCCAGAGGTCGCGGCATGTGGGCCGCACGAGCACGTGCCCAAGCGGAACGACGAAGTCGCTCCGCCGCTGTGCCCGTGAGCGCAGAAGATGGGCCGAGCAGCGCTCGGCTATCTCCCCTGCTGTTCGCCTGGCCCGGGCGGCTCGCCGCCCAGGCCAGTCTTCGGGGCGTTGCCGCACGCAGGCAAGCGCCGCTTGCCAGCAACGAGGCGATGGGCGCGGGGCGCGCGAGCCGAGCACGCTCGACGCAGACGCCGCGCACGGCGGCGCGCCGACCGACGGCAGCGCTGCAGCGCAGCGTGCCGCTGGCTGTCGCTGGGGCAGGAGCGGCGTCCGCCGCGCCAGGCTCGGGTCGTGCGCCGAAGGCGCACGGCCTGGCCTGCGCTGCCCGATGGGCAGCGACCGTGCTCGCCTCCTGGCCAGTGGGCGACGGCTGCGCCGTAGCCCTGGCCTGGAGGTGCGCTCTTGCGCAGCGCGCACTGCGCGGCGGTGAGCGGGCGTATGCCCCGCTTCCGCCACGCCAGCGCGCGGCCAGGCGCTGCCGCATGGGCAGCGGGCATGGGTGTTGGAGGGCGTGCTGCGCACGCCCTGCACCCCATGCGCTGCGCCACGCGGCGCGGGTACGCTGCAGCTAGCGGCAGGCACGCGCTAAGCGGGGGGCACCCCCGCCCAGCGCCGCCGCCGCCGCGCGCGCAGCGAAGCTCCCCCCCTGCAAGCAGGGGGGGAGGCGCCCCCCCGTGGTGCTACGCACCACTTGGGGCGCTATTCGGGGACGGTGCGAGCCCCCAAAAAATTTTTCCCTTTTACCGGCTAGGTAAAGTCAGCCCCCTCTCCCTACCCCTTGTCCTTCAGTCGCAGGATGCTCGGATCCTCCTTCACCTTGGCCAGCAGCGTCAGCCACCCGATTGCATAGTCCTGCCGACTGATCTTCATCCGGTTGTTTTCCCGTCGAAGCCGAAGCGTCATGTCCGAACGGAAGTGCGCCTCGAACAGATCCTGTACCCACTTCGGAGACGAACTCAGGATACCCGGCGCAGGTTTCGCGGTGTACCTGGCAGCCTTGGCCGCTCCACCAGAAGCGGTCCCCGACCCAACTGTGGATGGCCGACTGGGTGCGCCAGAACGCCCCCTGCGTCCTCTGGCCTCGGTGCCGTCGCGGACGGCGGGGCCGCTTGCCCGAGCGGCGCGCTCGGCTACCACCACCGTGCCCTCGCCCGTACCCGAGCGAGCACCACTAACTGTGGAGCGGCCTCCCGTGCCCCGACGGGCCATCAGGCGGTCGCGCACACCGGCGGCGCCCCTGGTGCCTTTGGATCCGTCTGAGGACGTCAGCCCAGGGATGTCGAAGTCGAGCCCCGCGTCCGCAGCACCCTCAACAACCTGTGCTCCGTCGCTGGGCACCTCGGTGAATTGGCCCTCGACGACGGCAGCCTCAAGCGTGGGGGACGGCTCACTGACCGAAGCAGCAGGCGCAGGCTCTGCCGAATCCTGGGAGCCATTCGCCGATACGGGCTCGGTGGGTTTTTGGGACGCCTCGAATGCCTCGTCCAGCGCGGCGTCGAATGCCTCGTCCAGCGCCGCGTCGAGCGAGTCCGCTACGGGAGCGGCGACCCCGACGGGCGGCGCGGCGCTCGGACCCGCCACCTCTAACCATGTGCCATCGGGCTGCTGACGCTCCCAGCCACCCGTGCTTTTGTTTCTGCGTAGTGCCATAACTGACAACCACTCCTTTTCCGTAGATAGGAATCATCCTACCACGGGCCGGAAATGGTTGTCAAGTTTCTGGAACTAATTCCAGTTACGCGGCGGTCATCTCTTGCTCCAGCGAGCTTTGCTCCAGGGCGCCCATCGGGTGCTCGGGGCAGGCCCAGCGCAGCAGGCTCCTGTCCACGCCGCGTGTGCGCAGTCGAGACAGCAATGCCAGCCAGCCCGCCGCGAAGTCCTGGCGCGAGCAGTGATCTCGCCGAGCCGCCAGTTTGTAATCTTCCAGTAACAGTTCGAGGATCGACGTCTCCACCGTGCCTAACCTGCCTGAAAGAGATCCGTTGCGTACGCTCATGTCCAACTCCAGTTCTCTAGCCTGCATGGGTGTCCCACCACCCGCACCGGTTAGTGCCCCCAATCGTATACACGCCGCCCCCCAATGCACAATTCGTGCTACGCTGGCACCATGCCGCCGACGCTGGTCCGCGACGACGAGGCGCCGTCCACCAGACCACCTGTGCTGGACGCGCCCGAGCTTGATCCAGAAGAGCGCCTCAAGCTGACCCTGCTGGCCCTGCGGCGGGCCTTCGACGAGTGGGACGAGTGCCAGCGCATCGCCGACGACATCGACCCCGAGCTTGACCCAGACGGGCTGGAGCAGGCCAGACGCAACATCAGGAACGCGTACCGGCGATGGTCGGAGATCGCCGACCAGGCACAGGGCCAGTCAGAGAATCTGCGTCGCAAGGCGTTAGAGCTACCGTCCAGCCCCGAGTACCAGGCGCAGTACCAGCACACCCTGTCCAGGCTGCAGGGCCAGTTCATCGACGGCGGGCCGCACTACGAGCTACTGTGCGAGCGTGTAGCCGGGTTGCACGTCAGGCTCAGGCAGATGGAGACCTCGGGACGCAGCTACGCTCCGGCGGAGCACTCACAGTTGAACGCCCAGCTTTTGAGCTACATCAACCAGTTGCAGAAGTACACCGAGGCGATGAAGTCCGAGTCGATCTCGCGGGAGAGCCAGGCCGTCGCAGAAGCCATCCTGGGACTCGTGCAACGGCGGCTCGCTGCATCCTACCCCGAGATGTGGGACGCCATCATGCACGACGTCCGAGGTGCGCTTGAGGGTGCGCGCGCGGCATAGGTATCACCGCTGGAAGCCGCCGGTGTGGATCGACCGCACGTGGTGGTACGACCTGTGGGACGAGCGCATTCGCTGGAAAACCTTTACAGGCTGTACCCGATACGACCGCCACCCCACGTGGCGCCTGGCATAGGATGCACGCATGGCCACCAGGAAGAAGTTCACCGAGAAGCAGGACAAGGCGTTCGACAAAGCCCACGGTATCCCCGAGGGCTCCAAGAAGGACAACGCGCTCGACCGCAAGCGGGGGCTGCCCATCGACAAGCCCGGTGCCGGGAACGCGCGTAAGAAGAGATAACTGTGCCGCAGCCCAGGAAGAATCCGCCGCTGCCCGCTGCCCTGCCGCCCATCCAGGGCACCGAGTACGGCAACGGCAACGACCGGAAGAGCAAGGGCAACTGGATCACCGGGGCGACGAAGAACAAGGGCGGGCTGCACCGCAGCCTGGGCATTCCCGAGGGGCAGCCCATCCCCAGCAAAAAGCTGACGAAAGCCGCCAGCAAAGGCGGCAAGGTCGGCAAGCAGGCGCGCCTGGCGCAAACCCTCAAGGGATTCAAGAAGTGAGCGTCTGTCTGGCCTGCGAGGCGCCCGTCAGCCACGCTGCAGAAGTGGCATCATCACGGCTGCATGCGCTGCCAGCGGAGGCCACAGCCTTGCTGTACGCCACCTTCAGTACGCCCGTGCAGGAGATCCGACTGTGCAGCGCATGTTTGCTGCCGCACCTGAGCGCCGCGCTCCAGGCGTGAGCTTCGACCTCCTGAGCTTCGGCCTGGGGGTGGCAGCCACACTGTGCGTCTCAACCGTCCTGGCCGCGCTGGTCGCGGTCTGGTTTGGTAACCAGCGTGATGGACCCAACCCCGAGTCTTGAGGTTACCGGTCGCTGTCAGCCGACGGGCGGCGCGTACGTGTGCATCGGCCACTTCGACTACTATGGCGACTACATGGTCTGGACCAGGCACTTCGGGCAGTTCGGGGTGGCCTATAAGATCGTTCCGTACGATCATCCGGCACCAGAGACGATCCCCAGCGTGCAGGTAACCCACACGTGAGCTTCACCACGATCTCGCCGACCTACGACGCGCTCGACGTCCCTGCGGGGAGTACGGGCGGCGGCGGGTCTGGCACGACACCGGTCGGCATCCACGAGGAGTTCATGCCCCCCAACGGGGCGACCACGGTCACCTGCTCGCAGACCCCCGACTCGGTCATGGTCGTCTCGCGCAACGGCGTGGTGCAGTCCATTCAGGACGGCAACTACAGCATTGCCGCTGGGGTGCTCACCTTCAGCACGCCGTTCGACGGCACCGAGCGGGTCACCGTCGACTACACCAGCGGCGTTACGGCCATCTCGCGCTGGTACACCGGCGCGACGATCCCCGACGCGGCGCTCGGCAAAGCGGGCGACATGTACCTCGAAGACGACGGGGACGTGTGGTCCAAGAACGGCACCTGGGCGCAGTCCTCGACCAACATCATGGGGCCCACGGGCGACACGGGGCCGCAGGGCGCACAGGGCATCCAGGGTCCGCAGGGGATCCAGGGGCCCACGGGGTCGCAGGGCGCCACGGGGGGTACCGGTCCTCCCGGAGACGTGGGGCCCATCGGCGCGACTGGGCCGGCGGGACCGCAGGGGGTGCAGGGGGTGCCTGGGCCGCACGGGCCGACAGGCGCGCAGGGCGACCAGGGAGTGCCAGGCAACCAGGGCCCGCAGGGGGTTCAGGGGCCTATCGGACCAACCGGGGCACAGGGCCCGATGGGTCCGCAGGGCGACGGCTACACGCTGCGCGGCTCGGTCCAGTCGACCGCCCAGTTGCCGCAGCAGCCGCAGCCCGTGGGCGACGCGTACGTCACCCTGAACGACGGCCACCTGCACGTCTCCGACGGCAACGCGTGGACCGACATCGGCCAGTTCCTCGGGCCGCAGGGCATCCAGGGACCGCCCGGTGTGGCGGGCGCGCAGGGCCCGATGGGGGCCACGGGACCGCAGGGGGTGGCTGGCCCGATGGGTCCGCAGGGGGATCCCGGGCTCAAGGGCGACACGGGCGACGACGGACCCGCTGGGCCGCAGGGACCGCCAGGCGACCCCGCTGGCCAGCCTGGCATGGCCATCGGCGCCATGGTGCACTGGCGCGCGTGGCCCACCACCTACGACCGGTATGGACTGTGCAAGCCAGCCGTGGTGCTCGCCACCGATCTGTCGCTGTCGATCCTCAACGTGTTTGTGCTGGGCACGCGCGGCGGACCAGCGACGTTCCTCGACGAGGTCAAGCCTGGCTACGCCGACGGCGAGTGGCACTACCTGGCCAACTGCCCGTACAGCACGGCGCTGCCGCAGAACGCGGTGCAATCTCAGCGTACCCTTGTGCTCGGAGGAGCCCGATGAGCGAAGAAGTCATTCTGGAACCCGGAGATCCCGGCTACGTAGAGCCTCGTGACACCCCGTCGGCGCCGATGCCCGACCCGCCCCCGCCTGGCGAACAGCCCAACCTGCTGACGGCGCCCGACGTGCCGCCCGACGATCTGACCCATCAGCAACAGCCTGGTGAGTCGGACGCCGAGTTCCGCGCGCGAACGACGGGCGTCGTGGTCGACAGCCAGAACCCGACCGATATCGTGCCCAACACCGCCCAGACGACGATGGGGGTACGGGTGCAGGTGGAGGGCACCGACCCGCCACTGTACGTGGGTGTGCCACCGGAGAGCATCGAGGAAGAGCCCCCGCCCGAGATCGTCGTCGAAGACACGCAGAGCGAAGAGAAGGAAGCGGAGGAGAAGACCCTCTGATGCCCATCGTCGCTGGCCCTGCCGGATTCATCACGCTGTCCAACATCGTCGCCACCCCCACCAACGCGGGATTCACCGTCACCTTCGACACCGATCAGCCGGTGCTGATGGCGATGGACTACTGGGCGCAGAACGATCCCAGCCTGCCGCAGCCGCTGGCGGGCTCCGTCCTCGAAGGCGTGCTGCGCACGCGCCACTCGATCACCACCAACGCGCTGCCCGCTGGCAACCACGGCGGCTACACCTTCGGCTTCTCGCTGCGCCTGGATGCCGCCGACGTCTCGGGTAAATCGCTGCGCTCGCAGCAGGGCTTCGTGCGGCTGCTCGGCGGACGGGTGCAGCAGGGGCGCTCGGTACCGGTCAGGTTCAACATGTACGGCGACGGCACGCGCCCCGCGTACGGCGGCGGCACGACCAGCCTCGGGCAGGGCCCAGCGGCGGGCAACTGGTCGTCCTACACGTGGGCCCAGTACAACCCCAAGATGACCACCTACCCGACGCCATAGCCATGCACACCACACTCGTAGCCGGGTATTACAGGTACAACTGGCAGAAGTACACCTGGGCGCGGACGTTCAGCTAATGTCCGACGTGGGTCACCAGGCTGCCTGGCATTCGGTCGTCGACGGGTTGGTCTTCAACCCCGAGACGGCCATCTGCAGGTACTGGCTCGATCTCAAGGCCAACGGCACGTATATCGGCGTGCCGGTGTCCGACGAGATGGCGGACGCCGACACCGGGGGAATGCAGATGGCGTTCTCCAGCGGCGCGGTTATTGCCTGGGATGCGACGAATGGAGCATCACTGAGATGAGCGTCCCTGTTCAACGCACCTACCCCGTGGTCTACGGCGGCTGGATCGGCGGGCTGATCGCCCTGCTGGTGCTGATCGCCGTGTTCGTGATGTGGCTGACCAACATGATCGAGCCCAAGCTGGCGCTGGTGCTCGGCGGTCTGGCGCTGGCAATCCTGTTGCGATGACCGCTCTGGCGGGGGTCTGGGCACCGGTACGCAAGATCGCCCCGCCCCCACCTGTGCCAGACGACTGGTGGTCGCACTTCAACGCCCACCGGGACATGGCCATGCCGCCCCAGTCGTACGACTGGACGTGCTCGATCTGCAGCGTCGACTGGACCCTGCGCGCCACGGGGCTCGACCCGTGGTCGACCCGGGAGCAGACGGCGTTCGAGATGGGCTACCCCGAGTGCGTGAACCCCCAGGTCGGGCTGGCCAGCGTCCAGTGCGCCGTCAACACGCTCGGCAACTACGGCCCCAGCGCACATCAGGAGTGGGCCGACTGGGACCGCATCTACCAACTGTGCGAAGAGACCGCCGGTGTTTTGAACTCCACCACGTGGTACCACTTCGTGGCGATACGCGGGGTGCTCAACGGACGGCTGTGGGTAGCCAACTCCGCGCCAGGCTGGTACGGCATCTACGACACCATCTCACGCTCGCAATTCGAGTCGCTGCTGCCCTGGCAGGTGGTCTGGCTGCGGCAATGATTACTATGGCGCCGTGCCGAAATCGCGCCACTATTACAAGCTTCCAGGCGAGGACGAGCTACCGTTCAGCACGTGCCTCGTCTACGTCATCACCGTTCTCGTTTTGACCAGTACGGCGCTCTTTGTGCTGTGGAAAGCGTGGGCCTGACGTGCCGCTCAAGAAGGGCTCCAACCAGCAGGTGATCAGCGGTAATATCCGGGAGATGGTCAAAGCGGGCCATCCACAAAAACAGGCCATCGCCGCGTCTATGCGGATGGCTGGGAAAGCGAGGAACAAGAGTGGCAAAAAAGGGAAGTAAGTCAGGCAGCGGCAGCCGCTGCATTCCGGTGATCAAAGTCCCGGGCGGCACACCGTCAAGCAAGAAGACGGACAAATACTAGGATGCGGCCTCCGCCCCCCAACTCACCCCTCGGGCCCCCCTTCCCGAGCGCCCAGCCTGGGCCCTTCGGCGCGCCAGGCCCGACGGGCAGCCGCGTCCCCAGCAACCCGTTCGCGGGCAGCGCGCCGCCCCTGCCTGGTGTCGGCAGTGGGCTCAAGCCGCCCACGCCGCAGCGCCCCACGCGCAAGGCGCTCGGCGGCGCCGCGCCCAAGGCGGGACGCCAGAAGCTGCCGCGCACGCTGACAGGCGGCTCTCGCGCGGGCGCCGCGACGCTGGGCAACGGCAACTCCAAGGCGGCTTCACCGAAGGCCAGCAGCACGCGGCCCGCCGCCAAGAAGAGCACCGGTAAGCCACCCGCGTTCGCCCCCAAGAAGAAGTAGTTGCCGCCGACCACGCTCCCCGGGCTGACGGGCCTGGACTTTGGCCGTCTGGCGCAAGGTTCCAGCGACGATTGGCTGAAGACCTGGGAAGATCGGGCGACGGCGCGCGTAGCGCCGTTCCGACCCATCAGTCCCGAGGAGCGCCTGGCGGGTTTTCGGAAGTTCAACTTCCGGCCTCACGGCATCTTCGTCCCCAACGACGAGGATCAGGAGAAGGATCTCAGGCGCAGGTTGCGCTGGATCGGCTCGCAGGCCACGCCCGACGAGCGGCTGCGCGAGTACCACGCGCTGCAGGACGAGTCCGAAGCCTGGCAGCAGCAGGGCCTGGATGGACACTGGACTGGCCAGCAGGCGCTCGCTCGTTCCAGGGCCAGGTTTCGGATCGCTGCCTGGGGGCGGCGCGGCGGCAAGACGACCGAGGCTGCCATGGAGGCCATCGTTGTCGCCGACGCGCGCCCCAGGTCGTGGATCTGGCTGGCGGCGCCGACCATGAAGCTCGTCTCACGCGCCTTCGACAAGGTCATGGAGATGGTCCGCGACTACGGCATGAAGACCCGCACCGTCAGGGATACCAATCAAGAGAAGCTGTGCATACTCGACAACGGGGCCCGGCTAGAAGGTATCTCGCTGGATAACATCTGGACGGCGGCGGGCGCGGCGATTGACCTGGCCATCATCGACGAGGCGGCACAGGTCTACGAGCAGGCGTGGACCAGGGCTATCCTGCCGCCGCTGACAGACCGCAACGGGCAGGCGCTGCTCATCTCATCCTGGGAGGGTGAGGGCGACTTCTTCTGGCAGAAGGCCATGGACGCGCGCGGCGAGATGGCGCGCGACGGCGAGCAGGCAGCCTGGGAGATGTTTCAGGACGCCAGCTACGAGATCAACTTCTACGCCTTCCCGCAAGGCCGGCAGACTCCAGCCCTGGTCCAGGCCAGCAAGGAGATGGAGCCGCACGAGTTCCTCGAACAGTTCGGCGGCATCCCCGCGAGTTCTCGCAGCCGCGTCTTCCCGCAGTTCAAGGAGAAGGTGCACGTCACCACCGTCGAGTACAACGCCGATCTACCGGTGATCCTGGCCGTCGACCCGTCGGGCGGCAGCAACGCGTACTGCGTCATGGCGCTGCAGGAGTACACCGACATGACGGTCATCTTCGACGAGATCTACGAGACCCACCGGTCGACCGAAGAGATCGCCGAGCTACTGTGCTCGCGCCCGTGGTTCAACGCCAAGCAGATCTCACCAGAAGGATCCCTGCTGCCCCAGTGGGAGATTCAGGGTGTGTCCGACATGATCTGCGACTCGGCACAGCCCGAGGAGATGCGGCGCTGGCAGCGCATGGGGTTCCCTGCCTACTGCATCGAGAAGAAGCCCAAGGTCTCCGAGCGGCTGCCGTTCATGCGCAACCAGCTACGCGACCCGGTGCGCTTCTTCCGGTTCTACCGCAGCAGGGTCAACATGATGCTGGAAGACATGGGCATGGAGGCAGACACCGACCACCTGCTGGACGAGGACGCGCAGCGCGCGCTGGTCATTCAGGTCGAGGAATCCCTGAACGACGAGCACCTGCTGGGGCCGACCCTGCAGTACCTGAGAAGCTGTGCCAGGATCCGCATCGACTCCGGCTGCACCAACATGATCGCCGAGTTCAAGGCGTACACCTTCGACAAGCGTGCCAAGAGCGCCAACGAGAACTATCTGGAGCAGCCGCGCGACTGGATGAACCACGCCATGGACGCGTGGGGCTACTACGTGTGGATGAAGAAGCGCTTCGAGGGGGAGCCCGAAGGCGCCAGCTACAGCTATCTGGACACGCACATCGAGCCCGACATCGACGAGGACGACATCAACCGTCCGCGTATCCCACCGGAAGTCCTCGCCCGACAGCCCGTCTCGCGCGGCAGAATGTTCATCGAACACATGCGTAGCTATCATGAGCGCGGCCCATTTGAGCCCAGGTCGTACCTGAGCGCGGCCACCCGATGAGCGACACCCAGCCGCCGAGCGCATACCGGTCAGAGATTGACGACCGTCCGACCTACGAGGAGGTCGTGTACTGGCGCGACCATCTGATCAGTGAGTGGGGGGAGATCGACGATGCCATGGAGGACGAGGAAGACCTGTACTTCCAACAGTTCGACGTGGAGTCCCCGGGCGGCAGGCTGGCAGTCAAGACGGGCTCGGCGCCAGCAGATGCAGACGCGGCTATTGATTCTCTGGTACCGCCCGACATCTCGATCCGCGTTCGGCCCGCGCGAGCACGTCAGAAGTATCGTGAGCAGGCGGACAAGCTGACGCGCTTCGGCAAGGCCATGCTGCACGCCTGGCGCAAGCAGAAGGACGTGCTGCGGCAGATCCCGACGGACATGGTCATCCGCAGGGTGGGTGTCTTTCGGATCATGATCGACCGGAGCGTGTGGCCCAACAAGCCGGAAGGCATGCAGGTGCACGGCCCGCAGCCCGAGCAGGAAGAGGGCGAGGACGACGACACCTACGACATGCGCGTGCAGGACTGGCAGGAGGCCGACCCCGAGGAGATCTGGGAGATCAGGCACAGGCGCAAGAACCCCATCGTCTTCCAGCGCCGCGACCCCCGGGTTGTGCGCTGGCGCGAGGCCGAGGACGGCGAGCTACTCGTCGTGGTCGAGCACTACGAGACGTCCAAGACCGAGGCGCTGTACGCCTTTGCGCGCTACGCCGACACGCCCCACGCGCTGCGCAACCTGGCGCCCGATTCGCTCGTCTGGGTGGACGACGTGTGGATCGGGCGCTACCGCTGCCTGATCCTGAACGATCATCCGCTCTTCGACGTCGGCGACAACGGGCCGTACCGAGGCGTCGCCGAGCACGGCTACCCCGAGGTGCCGTACGTCATCTGCCCGTTCCGGGAGTTGACCTTCAACGACATGGAGCGCAAGTACCGGGGCATGCTGACCAACGCCTCCGGTCTGTACCCCATCGAGTCAAACGTCCTGACGATGCAGATCTGGATGCTGGCCATCAATGCCTGGCGGACCTACCTGGGCTGGACCAAGGACGGGCGGCAGATCGAGATCAGGCCCGGTCAGTACATCCCCATCGACCAGCGCATCGGCGAGTACCTGCAGATGCTCGAAGGGCAGCCTGTACCGGAGGAACTCCTCCAGACCACGGGCGTGGTCGACCAGTACATTCAGCGCAACGGCGTTGCACAGGGCCCCCGCTCGGCGGAGGGCACACGCTCGGCACAGCAACTCTGGGCCATTCAGTCCATGCGGACGCTCAAGATCGAGAGCGCCAAAGATGCCATCGTGCGGGGTGTGACGCGGGCCCTCGAACTGGCGGCAATGGAACTCGAAGTATGCCTGCAAGACAAGCTCACCCTACCGGTACCGGGTAAGGACCGCAACGGTGACGACCTCGGCGAAGTGACCATCGCGCCCAAGGACATCGACGGCTACTGGGACGGCTTCGAGGTCAGCCTCGGGCGGCGCCTGGATCCCGCGCTGCTGGAGCAGTGGAAGGCGCTGCAGGCGCTGCAGACCAACAAATGGATGCCGCATCGGACGAGCATCGAGCTTTCCGGTGCGACCGACAACCCGCAAGAGTGGCTCGACGAGATGGTCCGGGAGGCCGTCGACGGGCTGCCGTTCGTGGTCGAGCAAGTCGGGTTGGAGCGCATCAAGAACTGGTTCGGCGAGGACAGCCCGCGCTTCATCGCCTTGAGCCAGAAGCTCCTGCAGGAACAGCAGCAGCAGGGCGGTGGCGGCGGCGGCAACTCGCCGTTGAATCCGCAGGGCGGCACGATGCAGCCGCCAGCCGCTGGCGGACCGTCGGGTGGCGGAGTCTCGGCGCCGCCCGCAGGCGGAGGCAGCCCAGCGGGCACCTCCATGGCGCAGTCCAGCCGCTCGCGCAACGGCGTGCGTACCTCCGGCAGACCAGGCGGTATGGGGCCGGATCAACGCGGCCAGGCGCGTACGCTTGGATGATAGACTGAGCGAGCTATGTCGACCGACGACGGCGCGTTGGGTCTGTTCAGCGCCATGCGGCCCACGCCGCCCGCCCTCTCTCCAGACATCCGCCGCGCGCAGGTGAGCGCTCCCAACGGGCAGGTGGACCTGCACAGCCTGGCTGTCGTGCCTGGCACACCGGGATACAACTCGCGGATCCCCAAGCCGCCGTGCTATCAATGCGGCGATGATCACCATCCCGGCGTCGATTACGGCCATGACTGGATGCCTGAACCCGTGACCGTGGTGCACGACGAGCCTGTCAGTGCCACGGCCATGCGGAGGCCCCAGGTGTACGATCCACAACCTGTGCAAGCGACCGTGGCTGAGATCCCCCAGCAGCGCGTGGCGCTGTACGTCGGGCGCGGCGACACCTACGTGATTTGCGTAGAGACGGCCCCCGACTGGGACGCTGTACAGACATTCAAGGTCTCCCCGCTACAGGTGCCGCCCATGATCAGCATGGCCCGCGCGCTGGGCACGAAGATCATGGACAAGACAGGCGGCGACCTGTTGATGCTGGAACAGGAGAACAACGATGCCCGGAGCCAATCTCCGCAAACTCATGACCGAGGTGCCGAGGGGTCTGGAGATCGTGGCCCACGACGACCGGGACCAGCCGCCGTTGGGGCGGAAGTGGATCAGCCCGAAGAAGACTAACGAGCGTCAGGGCCACTACCTGTCCCAGGTTGTCGCTGGCGAGAGGCCGCTGGACGAGCACGCCGCCGACGTGGTGCGCGCGTATCTGGAGGCGCACCATGCCAAACAGTGACTTCCGCGCCGCGATGCGCAAGCTGCACGACGTCTACTCCGCTACCCCCGAAGCGGAGCTACACCCCGCACCCCCAGGCCACGGGCTACTCCAGCAGCCTCAACCCGGGACGCGGGCGTTCATGGATGAGCGGCTCGTGGGGCCTGGACAGGCCCCTGAGCCGTTCATCGAACGCATCGACGGCGTCGGCGCCGAAGGTTTAGGCGTGGTTGAATTGATCGACGGACGCACGGGTAGGCCCATCAAGCGCATGCACAAGCGGATGGAGCAGGACTGATGGCGTTCTGGCAACCACCGTCGCTGTCGTCCCACAAACCCGCCGAGCGGCTGCAGGCCGAGCACGGCATGGACGGCCTCACACACCCCCAGCCACATGTGCTGGCATCCCCTCCGGGAACCCAGGCGCCTGCGCACCTGATCAACTACACGCCCGACACCAACGAGGTGCACGGCCCTGGCGTGTTGGCGCCCTCCGACAAGCTGAACTACAGCCTGATGCCGCACGACGCGGGCATGGGTATGGGGGCAGGCGTCGACTGGGGTATGACGATGGGCCCAGGCATTGCCTCGCCCGGCTCACCGCCAGGCACCACCGGCAATGGACGCTACGCGCCAGCGCAGTCCGCACGCGACAACTCGTTCTCGCCAGGCCAGCCGCCCATCTCGGCACACCCGTACGGCACGGGCCCAGGCCCGCAGTTGCAGGCCACCGGTCCCGAGACGCGCGACTTCTCGCAGCGCGGCTCGATGGTCGGCAACGGCGCGGACTTCGGCGCTGGCCAGGAAGCACCAGATCCGCTCAGGCGCCCTGACTTCTCGGGCACCACCGACGAGGTGCCAGATCAGTCGAACGGTACCCAACCCGTGCAACAGCAGCCCGCCACGCAGATGCCAGCGCCTCCTGCTGCGGCTACGGCTGGAGCGCCCGCTGCCCCCTCGAAGTATTTCCCAGAGCCGGGTGAATCTGACATTGCTGCAGCCAACGGCATCGCCGCGTTGCCCGGCTATCACGTCGAGTTCAGGAAGGGCGCCGACGGCAGGTACCAGTCTGCCTGGCAAGTTCCCGACGATCCGAACGACAAGTCCAAACCACCCGTGCCGATGGGTTACTTCCTGCCTGGTAATCCTGACCCAATCAAAGGTACGACCGACTTCGTGCCGTACCCGCCTGATGTACGCAAGCAGATGACGGGCGCGGGGGTCGGGCCCGATACGCACTTCCCCACCGAGCTTCGGGGCGACGACGGGTTGATGCACCGCTTCCTCGTCGACAAGAAGGATCCCAACAACAAGTTCGACCTGGGCGTCAGCCAGAAGCCCGCGACCCCCAAGACCGTCACGCCTGGTCAGGCGGGCAACGTCAAGACCATCTTCCCGGGCACCACGTATACACAGGTCTTCAAGCTCAGCGCCGACGGTACAAAGTGGGATCCAGATCCCGAGGCGACCGCCACGGCGCAGGCCGCTGCCAAGCAACAGGCCAACTCGCTGCAGCAGGGCAAGGTCGACATTCAGAACCTGAAGTCGGCGACCTCGCTATCCACGGCCAGCATCTACGACACCCAGAAAGACGCCAGCGGTCAGATGTGGCTGATCAACAAGAACACTGGCGATACCTCTCCGCTGGGTCCGGCAGACGTCGAGAACGGCTACAAGGTCGTCGGCAACGCCGTGGTCAAGCTGCCGACCGCTCCTGGCGAATCTCCCAGCGTGGCGTACGAGCCGCCGCACGACATGAAGGTCGACACGATCAACGGCAAGACCGTGCAGTACGACCCGCGCGACCCGAAGAAGACGCTGCAGACCATCGACGAAAGCCAGTTCTACCTGCCGACCCAACAGGCCACGCTGGAGAAGCTGCAGGCCGACGCGGCCAAGGCCAGGGACGATCTGCTGAAGGCGCCGCTCGACAGGCAGAAGCTCGAAGAGGATATCAAGACCGGCAAGGTCACGCGCGCCGAGGCCATCTCGCGGATCGAGAAGACGGCCTACGACATCGCCAACCCGAAGCCGATCATGACCTCGACGGACATCTACATGCCGCCGGGTATGCAGACGGATATCGACTACGGCGGATCGCGCGGCGTCAAGCACTACGACACGGGCACCGACGAGCGCGGCATGGCTGTCTACAACGATCTGATGGACCAGATCAAGGAGATACGCTCGGGCGGTACCGACAAGTCCACCCCTGCTGCCAGCACCCCTGCTCCATCCGCAGCAGCGACGGGGGCACCCACCCCCGCACCGACGGCGACGACGGCGGCGGCTGCCCCAACTGAGACAGCTAAGCCGGCTGAAGAGAACAAGACAGGTTGGACGCCTGGCGCTTCCGACTGGCAGCGCGCCGATCAGGAGCAGGGCCGCACCCCAGCGGGTAACGAACAGGCAACGCAGGCAGGGCTGACGGGCACCGTCGACATCAACGACCCGCGTCGGCTGGGCACGGTCGCCACTCCCGAGCAGATTGCCGCTGCCGCCAAGGCCAGGAACGTGCTGGGGCTCAACGAGGACAACCCGCTCGACATCGAGAATCAGGCCCAGATCGACGAGGGTGCCGGTGCTGACTCCGGCAACTCCGAGAGCTTCGGCATCTGGGATCCCAAGTCCAAGAAGCGCGTCGATCTGCAGCCCTCGCAGCAGCCCGACGCCGAGCAGAGCAACTCGCCCAACATGCTCGGCTCCGACTTCGAGAAGCTCGGCGACCCGCTCGGGCTCGGCACGGCCATCGACATCGGCGCGGGCCACGAGGGCTGGACCCCGAAGATGGGCGCCGGTATCGACTTCCATCCGCTCGACCCGAAGTCGTGGGGCAGCAGCGAGCCCCCAGCGCAGCCTGGCGACGAGCAGGCCCACAAGGACGAGGTCCAGCGACGCTACGACGAGGCGATGCGCGGGCTCGAAAACCCGCACCAGCAGGACCAGCACGACCAGCCGAAAGACGAGCCGATGCGAGGCGAGGCGTGGAATCCCACGTCTGGTGCGGATGAGGACGAAGAGGCAAGCCGTGCAGAGGACGAAGCGGCGTGGAGTGAGCAGGAGAAGCCGCCGCCTGAAGCCCCGCTCCCGCCAGACCCCTTTACGCAGAAGCCGGATATAGGTGACTGGCGAGACGTCACTCAGGGGTACGGCGGGACCGAGCCTGAGACTCCCTTTGATCCGCCCAAGGGAGAATCGCAGAAGTACCCGCAACTCCCGTGGGACTTGCCGCCGACGGATCCCAGAGAGTGGATCCGCGCGGAGCCGGATGATGTCCACAGGGAACCTGAGCGCAATAACTCAACCCCTGTGGAGCAGGGTCCGCCGCTCGGGCACACGCCCGAGGTCACGCCACCTACGGGAAACCCCAGTTGGTGGGACGAGTTCCAGAAGAAGCAGCAGAGCCTGGGCCAGGGCCAGGGCCACGCGCCGCCCGTGACGCCGCTGCCGCAGGGCGGGGGGCACGCGCCGCCCGTGCCTCAACCCAAGCTGCCTGGGATGCCTGGCCTGAGCTTCTTTGGTGCAGGCGCGGATTCCCCCCCGCCGCCTGCTGCTGGGGGCGGTGCGCCAGGCGGCTTGCCGCCAGGCGTCCCGCCTGACATCGAAATGCTGCGCGGTCAGATGGGCGGGGCTCCGCCCGCTGGTGGGGCCCCTCCACCCACGGCGGGTGGGGTACCCTCTCCAGGGGCTCCTGCGCCTGGCTCTCCGCCGAACGCTGGTGCCATGCCAGGGCCAGGAGGTACACCTGGCCCTGGCTCCCCTGGCTGGACGCCACCGGTACCGCCAGGGGACGTGGCGGGCATCGGGCATCGCTTCGGCCAGGAGATGAACCAGGGCGAGCCCGTGCACAGTGGGGTCGATCTGCAGGCGCCCGAGGGCACCGACACCATCGCCCCCGTCGACGGCATGGTCGAGAGCATCGAGGACGACCCAGAGGGGCTCGGCCTCGTGGTCATGATTCGCGGCAACGACGGCACGCTGCACAAGCTGGGGCACCTCAAGAGCACCGAGTTGTATCGCGGCGCGCAGGTAGCCAAAGGTCAGAACCTGGCGACCCAGGTCGGTTCGACGGGCAACACCACCGGCTCTCACTTACACTGGGCGGTGCGCGACCCGCAAGGTCAGCCTGTCGACCCGACGGGCGCGCTTGGGTCCATGGCCTCGCTCCCACCTGTGCCAGGGACTCAGATGATGGGCCCGCCCGGCGGATCCAGTTCTCCGTCTGGCGGCTCCCCGCCGATGCCCCCGCAGCCTGGCGCACCACCTCCCCAGCAGCCCCCGATGGGCGGCGGGCAGGACAACGCTGACTCGCGCTGGGATCTGTACGAGCAGAAGGACAAGCAGAGCTTCTGGGGCAACGGCAACCAGCAGTCGCCGATCACCGCAAGCGTGCAGTCGGTGAAGCGGCAGCAGCAGCAACCGGTAGGTCAACAGCCGCCGCCGCAGCAACAGCCGCTGGGTCAGCAGCCACAGCAACAGCAGCAGCCGACAGATCAGCAGCAGATGGGCACGGGCAACCAGAACCTCTGGGACGACAGGGCCATCTCCCGAGACGCCTCGGATATGGGTGCGGGCGGCGAGTGGGGTATGGGCGCCGGTGCTGGTGCGGTCGCCATGACCCCCAGCCAGCAGGCCCAGATCGACGCCCTGAACAGGCAGATCGACGAGAAGATCCGCAACGACAAGGCCATCGAAGAACAGAACAAGACCAACGAGGACAACCGGCACAACGAGACGCTCAAGAAGATTGATCAGGACTGGGCTATCCATCAGGATCAGGACAAGCGCCAGCAGGAGATCAACGCCGAGAACGAGCGCCACAATCAGGAGTCCGAGAAGATTCAGCGCGAGCAGATCCAGTCCACCAAAGACATCGAGCAGATGCGCGACGCGACCCAGATCAAGATGACCGAGATGTCCGAGGGCAACAAGGTCTACCTGCAGGAGGGCTCGCAGGCGTTCACCGACTGGCAGACCACGCAGAAGAACAAGATGGACATCCTGGGCAGCGCGCTGCAGAACCCGTGGCTGCAGAAGCTGCAGGGCATGACCCCTGGTCCCGGCTATCAGGGTCAGGCCGTCGGCGGTCAGAACCTGTCGAACCTGATCAACTCGATCCTGCAGCCGTACGACCCGACCAAGTACGGCGTCGAGAACACGCCCAACTACACAGGCTTCGGCTCGGCTGGCTACAACCCTGGTGGAGGCGCGCAGGGCAGCGTCGCTGCGGGCAGCACCGGTGCTGCGCAGCCTGGTGGGCAGCTTCCACAGCAGGGCTCGACCACGCCAGCGGGCGGCACAGGCCAGCCGATCACGGCGCAGCAGTGGCAGAGTTGGGATCCGTTCCAGAAGGCTGCCTACCGTACCGATCAGGAAGCGCTCGGGCCTGGCGTGTGGGCGCAGCAGTCGAACGACCTGGCAGGCAACTTCCTGCAGCAGGGGCTAGACCCCAACGTCACGCGCATGCAGTCGGCAGCCGGTGGAGCAGTCGGTCGTGCGGGCGCGGAGATGACCGCTGACATCTTCGGCCAGACGCCGCAGAACTTCTGGGATCAGCAGAACCGTCAGTGGTCGCAGGCCCAGGCGCCCCAGGTCAAACAGCAGTATTCTCAAGGCACATCGGGGATTGCTGGCTGAGTGCCCGTACCGAACTGGCTCGCGTCTGACCCTGTAGAGCGGGGATCGTCGCTACGTACCCGGGCTGGCTGGGCGCCCAAGCCCGACGGCAAGGTGCATCTGGTCAAAGCCTGGGCCGTGCCCCCCGAGGTGGGGGCAGGTGCGGACGACGGCGACATGTTCCTCAACCCCAGCACGGGGAATTACGAGCCAATCCAGCACACCCCAACTGTGCCTACACTCACGGCCCCGGCTGTACCGCTTGACTTGAACCTCAGCAGCACGCAGGCTAGTGCACCAACCGAAAACTTGACGGAGCCCCCTGCTGCTGCTACAGTTCCAGAAGAGCCGAAGACGTCCATCGAGGCTCCTTCTACTGATCAGGCCGCTACCGGTGGGGGTGTGCTCCCTACCGCACCAGCGCCAGATCGTTCGAGCACGCAGGCGAGGGTAGCAACTGGTGCGAAAGCGCCTCCTCCTCAAGGGCCCTCGTCTGCAGCCCGCTCGGCGCCTTCGTCGAGCATGGTGTCGTTTGTCGAGCAGAACGCTCCAACGGCACTGAGCATCTCGCAGCAGACCGGTATTCCGTATCAGGTGCTGCTCGCTATCCCCGGTAACGAGACGGGTTGGGGCACCGCTCAGGCGGGCAACAACTACTTCGGCATCAAGGGATCCAACCCCAACACGGGCGCCAACACGGGCCAGGTCGGCACGTGGGAGGTCATCAACGGCCAGAAGGTCAACATCAACGACACCTTCAGGGCGTACGGCGGCTACGGGGAATCGGCGAACGACTTTGTCACCTTCCTGAAGACCAACCCGCGCTACCAGCCCGCGCTGGATTACCTGCAGAAGCAGCCCAACGACTGGCGCGGCTTCGTCCGCATGGTCGCTGACGCCGGCTATGCAACCGATCCGAAGTGGGCCGACAAGATCATCAGCATCGGCGACGGGATCGACGGCACGGGCAGCGCCGCACAGGGCACGACGCGCTTCAACCCGACCGAGTCGGGACGCACGGGCGTGCCGTCGGTGATCGACGTGGGCTCGACGGCCATCGGCAGTAAATACGTCTGGGGCGGCTCGGGCGGAAGAAGCAATTTCGACCCCAATTTCTCGGGCTCGGACTGCTCCGGGTTCGTTGCCTGGGCCTACCAGCAAGCCACGGGCGTCAAGCTGCCTGCCTACACAGGCTCGATCTGGGACGCCACGCAATCTATCTCGTCGGATGAAGCTTCGCCGGGCGACCTCGTCATGTACAACATGAACCAGGGCGACCCGCACGAGCAGCACGTCGGCATCTACGCGGGCAACGGGATGATGCTGCACGACTCCTCGATCAACCCCAACGGCGGCGTCGACATTACCCCACTGTGGAAGGGCGCACAGTTCAGGCGTGTGCCTGGGGTCGATACGAGCCTGGCCAGCTACGCCAACACCAACAGCCCCTCCAAACCGCAGGGCCAGACCGGCGACTCGATGGTCGAGTGGCACATCATCGCGCACGCTGGGCATCAGATCTTGCAGGGCATGCTGGCTTCGGGGGCGATGGTCACCGAGGACATGGGCTCGACCGACGAGAAGAACGGCGTGCTGCTCGGCTCCAGCACCGGTATGGGTCTGGGCGAGACCCCCGGTGGGGGCAACGACCGCATGGGCTCTGGCCAGGACGAGATCAACCCCGACCCTGACCTGACGCAGCACCTGGGCGGCGCGCCCACGCCTGCTCCCAGCCCCAGCCTGTCGGATCTGGTACAGCCCGACCTGGGCAAGCCGTACAAGATGGCTGCTGGTCGAGAGAACGACATGTCGTCAGACCCGGGGGATCACCCCGCGTACGACTGCTCCTCGTTCGTGTCGTCGGTGGCAGCGCGCCAGGGCTACAAGCTGAGCCCGTTTACGGACAGGATGTTCGACGAGACGGCGCCCGTGAACTCGGGTGAGGAGCAGGCGGGAGACCTGATCTTCTATCGGTACAACGACCCCGAGCAGCGCGGGGTGACGTACCCGCACGTGGGGTTCTATCTGGGCGACGGGCGCACCTACGAGGCCCGCTACGACAAGGCCACGGGCGGTGCCGTGGGCGAGTACGACCAACTCAACCCCAGCACCTTCAAGCCAGTGTTCCGTCGCATGGCGAAGCCCGAGATCGGCGCGGGTCAGGACAAGCCTTCCGGCTCACCTCTCGAACAGGCGCTGCGCACCATGATCGAAGAGGCCGTGGCCAAGCACATGGGGGCGGGCCAGGACGACGCCGCAGAGACGTTCTTCAATCCGTCGACGGGCAACTTCGAGAAGCTCCAGCAGACGCCGTTCGACGCGAGCACGCCGCCCTCAACAGCGCTGGGGGCAGACGATCCCACCAAGTCGGCTGCCCCACCTGTGCCCGTCGCCGCCGCGAGCGCGCTCTTCGCCAAGCCCGCCGAGGCCCTCGCGGGTGGAGTTGGCGACATGGCGTCGAAGTTCAACGCCAGCGCGCAGGCCGGTACGCTCGGCAGCGACCTGGCTTCAGGCGCCGGTGAGACCCTTGGCGGCGCGTTCAGCGGGCTCGGTTCGCTCGGGCGCGGCATCGCCGACAAGGCGGGCGACGTTGTGCAAGGCGCACAACAGCTACCCCAGACCGTGGCGGATACGGCAGGCACCATCGGCGATACGGCACAGGCGCTGAACACCGCGACGCCAGGCGCCGCCGTGGCGCAGGGGGTATCTGACCTCGCCAGCCAGATTCCCGAGAAGGCCCCCGAGGCGCTGAGTGCGCTCAACGACGCGGGCCAGGCGCTGACCGATCTCCCTGCGACCGCCGCTGGAGCAGCGGTGCAGGTGGGGACGGGTGCGTTCCAGGCCGGTCAACAACTCGGGCAGGCGTTCTCAGACTACGCCAAAACGCCCGAGGCTCAGCAGGCAGCCGAGACGGCGCAGCACCTCGAACGAGCGATTGATCCAACCACTGCTATCCCTGAGATGCTGCCTGGGGCAGAGGCGTCGGTGAGCTACCTGCGCTCGATGGGCTACGACCTCGACGCGCTGAAGGCGAGCGCCAGCAAGCCCGCCGACCCCGGAAGCGTCAGCGCGCGCGTCGCGGACACCGGCATCCAGAGTCCAGGCGACGTGCTCGGGGTGGGCGGCGAGGTGCTGCAGTACCTCAACGACCAGCGCGTCGAGGCCGTCAAGCAGGCTCAGGCGCCCGAGATCCGCGACACCGTCGAGGGCCAGGCGCTGCAGCAAGTGCTGGCGATGGCCACCGACCCGACGATGTACATCGGTGTCGGCGAGGCAGCGGTAGGCAGGAAGGCCATCGAAGAGGCGTCGACCGTCGCCACCAAACCCGGTGTTGTCGAAGCGCTCGGACGTGCCGGTAAGGCAGTCGCGGAGTTCGCTGCCGACGAGTCGGGCGAGCTACGCTACGGCACCTCAGAAGCCGCCAAGGCAGCCGAGGAGGGCAGTGCTGAGGCAGCCCGTGCGGCTCCACGCGGCAACGCCGAGGCGGCGCGCAATCTGGCTGCTGAAGAGACGCGGCTGATGTCGCCAGACAGCCCGGTGGCCGTGGCGCTGGACCGCACGTACCACGTCGACGAAGAGATTGACTTGCTGCAGAGTGCGGCCATCGACCTGAACGACGCCAATCTGGAGGCGCAGTCTCGACGGCTGATGGACGGCGTCGACAAGCACGAGCCACAGACGGGCGAGCAACTCAGGCGCACGATCATCAACGCCATCGCCACCGCTAACCCGGCTATGACGCCAGAAGAGATCATCGCTGCTGGCGATAGGGTGCTGTACAACGCCGACCATCCGCTGCTGACCCACGACGCGCAGATCCTGGCAGGCAGGGCTATGCCCGACGACGTCTTCTTCGCCCGTCAGCCGTGGTGGGCGAGCGACTCGGCCAAGGCTGCCGCCGACGCGGCGCAGGCGAAAACCAGCGCCGCATCCACGATGGACATGGCTAAGCGCGTGGCGTCGATCCCTGCCGAGAAGGCTGGCGTCCTGCACGACGCCATCGCCTCTGCTGCCGAGGCAGCGGCTGG